AATCTCTCTTCAATTCTAAAGATATAACATCCGATGAAGAACTTAAAAATATCAGAAAATTAACAAATGATCTGAATGAATTATCAGAAAAATTAGAAGATAGATTAGCTTACAATTCATTTGTTAATACAGGTCTTTAGAAAATACAAGATAAGTTAAAATAGAAATACGAAGAACAAGAACGTGCTCGTTTATAGCAAATGGCCGAGGAATAGCGTATTCAGGAAGAATTAAAATAGTAGGAAGCTAAAAAGTAGTAGAATTCTCCAAAAGTATAGAAGGCATAGCAAAACGATTCTAATCCTGTACAACCTACTAAAGAGCAATAGAAGCAGCAATCTGAAAAGGCTGTAGATATTCCTACATTATCCGAGGTTCTTAGTGGACTTGTTGGCGAAGAAGCTGCAAATGCTATGAATACAACAAATCAGTCTATAAACGATCAGTAGGAATTACCAAAATTAAATTATAATCAAAAAAGTGATCCTTATTCACATCAATTAGAATACCATTTAACACAATAGAAACAAGATGGTTCTTGGGAGAAAATTCCTTATCAAGGAATGGAACAATACTTAAATAACGATGAACTCGCTAATGTGATATGTAATGATGATTTCATTAGTTCAGCAAGTAAGAATTCGTATTTTGTAGTAAAACCATATAAGGATAAAAATGGTATTACTGAGGATGCTATATATCTAATGATTCCGTATAACGGTAAAGAATACATTGCTGCAGTAAGCACACCTAGACGAATAGATTATATTGCTAATAAGCGATTTAATCCTGATAGAAGATCATATAATGAATGGTAGGCTATTAAACAAAATTTAATAGATTTGCGTAATAAGATTTTAGAGTTAAATAGACAATCACAAAAGATTGTCAATTCTAAAATTGTACCTACAATGTTACATAGGACAACAGGTCAATTCTTTAATGAAAAGAATGATGACAATAGTCCTAAAAACAGAAAATTAACAGAATCTGTTTGGCTTACTGAAAAAGATCCGTATAAAATCAATTCTCAGAATACACAAATAGGTATAACTACTGGTCCTAGAAGTAACCGCATCATACGTTTTGGTTCTAGAGTAATGAGTGGTAGAGGACATTATCTTGGCCAACCAATGTTGGAAATACAAGTTCCTAGAGCAGACGGAGGTAATGACACAAAATTAGTAAAACTAAATATTAAGAAATTCTCGGAAGAACCAGAAGTAGCTGATTTGATTCTGAAATTATTACTTAGTAATGATCAATATTTTACAGATGCTAATGGCGTCAGAACTAATATTGAGAATAAACACCTATTAGACTTTATAGTAAATATCGGCCCATAGACGGTATTTGATCCAGCTAATTTTGATTAGAATCAAGCTGCAGAAATGCAGAAGAAAATATTCTATATCGATTAGAATGGTGATATAATCATGGGTACTAATAGATTTACAGTAAATGATCTATTAAGTAACAAAGATATATATAATCAGGCTCGACAATATATTATAGATAATTTTCATTATAGTGTTGATGAAAATTCTTTATTAAATCTGCAGTTAGGAGGAGATAATACTGTTCAAAATCAAGATGGTAGATTTAGTTCGGTTAGAGCGTTTATGCGTAATAACAACCTGGATAAAATTGTAATGATACCAGGTAAGTTTGAATTTACACTGAAAGATTTTGGGTTAAAACGAAATGCTAATAACGAAATAGTACTTGATGGTACAAACGGTATCAGCGAATTAGGCTGGTATATTAAACAAGGCGTATTGTTAACAGATATAGCAGATAGATTATGGAATGCTAATTTATATGTGGATGATGTTCAACTGATTACGAATGAACAGAGAGATACATTAAATCAGGTTACTACTGCTGCAAAACAACAAGATAGTACCAAAGGATTTCAAGTAATGGATTAGAACGGTACTATACACACTGTAGATATAACAGAAACATTAAAAATGATGGATGCTGCAAACAGAAAAGGTCCAAATATGGAAGTAGTCGAGACTGAATTAGAAGGTTTGCAGAAGAATTCAGAATATAAAATGGATGTTAATCAAGCTATCGAATGGTTATCAAATACCTTAGGTATTACTCCAGAAATTGTAAATGGTGTTATTGATGTAACAGAAGCAGGTGGTGTTGTTATTGGTAGAGTAACAGAAGATTCTATATTATTATCAGATACTTCTATAGAAGGTGTTTAGTATCACGAAGCTTGGCATAGAGTATCTCAATTATTAATTGATGATAAACATAGAAATAAAATATATTAGAGATTTAATAAAAGACTTGGAAAGAATATGTCTGACACGGAAATAGAAGAAATGTTAGCAGATTCTTTCAAAGATTTCATGTTAAATGACTCTAAGACATTTGATTTCGAAACAAACAATTGGTTTAGAAGAATATATGATTTTATAAGATTGTGGGTGAGAACTGGATCTTATGGTCTTGCTAAATTATATTCTCAAATAAATAGAGGAAAGTTCTCTGGTATAAAACCAAGTGAATAGAACGTAGAAAGATTCAGAAACATATATTAGGGTAAAGGACCCAATTATGAAGTAAACGGATACAAGTTCCAGCATATACAGAAACAAAAACAATTCGATGATATTTGCAAGAGTTTACTGTATGCTTTCTTTAATGTTGCATTTTCGGATGGTCACTCTATCAACTATGCTGATCTTAATGAAGAAAAACCTACATTTGATCGTCTTAAATTAGTAATAGGTGCACAGTTATATAAATATCCAAATCCTGTAATGTAGGAAATATATGACAATTTTGATAATATATTTTCTAAAGAAGTCGCCATACGTTTAAAGAATCTTGGTATACGAGCAGTTGATAGAAATGAATCTGATAATATAAGTAAAATTGAAGAAGGTGCAGAAGGAGTAAATATCGGTCAGCATACTGTAGAAGGTATGAATATATCAATAAAAGATAATGCTCCCGCTGAAGTAAAATTCTTTATACAAACAATTCCTGATTACAAGATTGGTAAAAACGGTATAGCTGTTGTAAAACAAGATCCTTATACTAATTTCCCAATGTTTGTTGATAGTAATATTGCTTGGACAAAAGTATTAAAAGACCTTCATAATTGCAGAACAATATCTTAGATATTAATTAAAGCAAATAATTTGGCTTAGAACGGCGACTTATTTTACAAATCTTTTGTATTTAAATTGCAATCAGAAATACAAAAATCTATAAACGGTTCTGCAAATGCGGAGGCTTTGTTAACTAAGATAGAGACGGTATTAACAGGTGACGTTAACAATTTCGTAACTGTTGCCATAAATAAAGATACTGAAACTGATTTCAATAAAATTGAAATAAAAGATAATACCGTAGATATAAAAGCTGCAATATATCCTAGAGTATGGTCTCAGTATTTATTTATAAGTTCTGGTTTATTTCATTATAATAAAGAAGGTAAGGTTGAAACTACAGACAATGCTAAAAACGGTATAAACCGCATAATAAAAGCATTGAATTCTATTAAAACAGCTTTTACTCAGAACAGAGGTGAATTGGTTATAGGAAGTAATAAGATTGATTTACATATTTCTGGTAATCAAGACTGGCTCAAATCGCAGATAGTAAGTATATTAAATACTGTTGGAATTGGAATAGATGTTCCTACTATAAATAATATGTTATAGTCTGGAGATTATGGAAATCCGTCTATGGATCAATATACTCTTCTGAATTCTTTTGTTAATTCTAGAATGCATTTCGGTGGTATAGATAGTATCATAACAACTTTAGAAAGTGTATTAAAATCTATATCTAAAGATAATACTGTAGATCAAATAAGTTTATACGACAAGACATTTAAACCATCTGAAGTATGGAATAATAATGGTTTTGTTAAAGAATTAGCTAACAACTACGCTGAGGTTCATGCTACAGATAGAAGTCTAAGCAGTATTGGTCCTGATGGTAATTCGTATTATATGGTATCTTAGAATAATTTTGCTAAAGACCGTGTTAATGAATTGGTAAATGATGAAGAAGTTAGAGATCAACTAAAATCTGTAGTATATAATCAAAATTCTATTTTGCTTAAATCTGCTGAACAAGGTGCAAATCTTAAAGTAGAAACATTCATTAATTTTAAAGATAATACTTCTACTTATGATTCTGGTAGAGATTACTTTGGTATTACTGACAGAGAAGACTATTTAGCAAAGATGGCTTTCGTTTAGAAAGACAGAATAATATTCCCTACTGTAGCTGATAAGAAAACTTATCATATGATAACCGGAGTAAAATTACCACACGAAGCTGTACAATTTACTCCTACAGAAAACGGTAAGTATTATATAACATTTGGTGATTAGACTATAGATACTATCTTAGGATATTGTGAAGACGAATTAAATCAAATAGAATTATGTTTAAGACAAATTGATGATGATCCAAATCATGTAAAAGATGGTATTCACTATAATGAAGATGGTACTATAAATAATGATTGGTTACCAAAAGAAAGAAGAATTAAAAACTTTCATACACCGAATACATATCAATATACAGATAAAGATGGAGTTAAACATAAAGTAACTCTAGAAGGTAATGGAACTAGATTCTTATTCTTAACGGGAATATATACAAATAAAGAATTTATTAGTTTCAATGATCCAACAAAGACAGCTAAAGAAAATCTATAGACGGCAAAAGAATATTTCTTTAATCTTAGTAGAGAAACAAAGAAACGATTCTTAAGCGGTGTTCTAGCTACAAGAATTAAAGATGAATTACAATATTGTATCGATAATGGTATAATTACAGCTAATGATCAAATGAATATTTGGTCTTTACGTAATAATCTTTTAGATGATGAAGTATTAGATGAAAGGAAGAAACGATACGGTGGTTTCGATTCTGTTAATTCTGAAGGTTTTGCAGTATATGATATGATCGCAGATTATACCATAAACAGTATAATATCTATTCAAGAAATTGAAAAACTGTTTAGTGGTTCTCCTGCTTATTATAAAGTAAAATACGACAGAAATGGAATAACAGATATATCCGTAGATAAGATTAAACGTTTGGGATCATTAACTTCTACTGGTTTAAATAATAGATTGGACTTCTTCAATGCTCCGTTAGAATCAGATGAATATACTGTTGCAGAACTCAAAGACCATGAAGTAAAGAGTAGGCAATATAATATATATAAGAATCTTTTCTTTGACGGTAACTTGAGAGAGACCATAATACAAATGCATGGTGAAAAAGCTTGGAATGATGTAAAGGATTTATCAAAAGATGATATCAAATAGAAATATCCGGAAGCTTATAAGTATGCTAATATGGCTACTAATCGAGAAGTAGAAGGTTATGAATCTGAAATAAATGTGGCCGATGCTGCAGTATATATCAGCCCTAAGATGACAGAGAATTTACTTCGAATGAGAGGTGTATGGTCTGATGATATAAAGAAAGCATTCGATATACTGACAAATCCAGAAACAGCAGATAAATGGGAATCTGATAAAGATTTGTACGCTAAAGCTAATAAAGTTATTTTAAATGCTATGAAATATGTAGCATTTGGAACTAGATTCGATGTTCCTGGTTTAGGTGTACCATATTTCAATAAGATGGCATTGTTCCCATTATTTAAATCTGTAGCTACAGGAGATATCAAAGTCTTGTATGATAAAATGGTAGACGAAGATCCTAATAAACGTGTAGACATGTTTATGTTCAATTCTGCTGTTAAAGCTGGTTCTGTAAATCCGGCTAAGATGTATAAAGATGCATCTGATTCAGAAATAGAATTGAAAGATGGGCAAACTATTTTATCTGCAGAAATGATGGATAGATTGGAAGCTGGATACAAGGTATTAAATAATCTTGATAATATTACCACTTATAAACAAAAATATAAGTATATAAGACAGCAATTAGAAACTAATCCGCACACACACGAAGAACAAATGTTAGGTACTCAGTTCATGAAAGTAAACTTATCAAATCTTAGACTTGACGATTTGTATGGAAAAGAAGGTGATAAAGTTACCGGAAATGAAATAAAAGATAATGTCATTGGAGCAATAAATAAATTATCAGATCTAGGCAAACAAGATATATACGATAAATTATTTGATAGGAATGGTAATGTTAAAATAGCCGCTTTGTCTGATATGTTATTATAGGATGCTAGAGAATCTGATGCTAATGATAATATAGTATCAGGATTAGCAACTAAAGACGATGCTTTTGTGATACCATTATCTGCATTGTCCGATAATAAATGGTTAGAAAGCCGTTTCATATCGATGATAAATAAAGAGATAGTTGACGTACATTTGCCAGGAGGTGCATTTATTCAGAGATCTGTATTCGGTTAGGAAGCTACCAGTTTGGATGTTGTTACTCCTAGTATGCTTGGCAATGGAAAATATCTTAAACCAATAAATGATAAAGATGGCTCTATGGATTCTATAGTAAGTATTAACTTATTTAAATATATAATACCTAACTATAGTAATATGACATTTACTGAAGCTAGACAGTGGTTAATAGATCATAATATTATCGGTGAAAATGCTGAAGCTTCTGCAATAGGCTATCGTATTCCAACGCAATCTATAGCATCTATATCTCCATTACGTTTTGTAGATGTATTCCCTGAAATAATGGGTGATACGATAATGTTACCAGAAGATTTTACCAAATTAACTGGTTCTGACTTCGATATCGATAAACTTTATGTTGCTAGATATTCTTATAATAAGAATGGCAAAATAATATATCAAGATGATGCTCTTACTAATGAAGATGTTAAATCGGCATATAAGAATGAATTGATTCGTAATTATTTAAGAGTATTACTTACTAAAGAGAATACAAATCAATTAAAATTATCTATTGATATCGCTACAGATAATGTTAAGGCTGTTCTGAAGGATATAGAAAGTGGTAGATAGAACACGTATGCTACTCCTTTCGGAGTATATACACCATCTTACCAAGAAGCTAGAAAATCTGAATATACGGTTGGTAAATCAGGTATTGGCCCGTTTGCATTAAATAATGCACATCATATATTAACATAGTTAACTGGTTTACGAATGGTTTCTAATGAATTTACAAAAGCATTAAAGATAAATGATGTTAGTAGAATATTTGATCATCCTACAGCATTACAACCAAAAGGAGGTAGAATTCTAGATTGGTTATCAGCAATGATTAATGGTTTTGTGGATATCGCTAAGGATCCTTATATTACTAGATTGAATGTGAATGCTTGGACGTATAATATGGTAGCATTCTTATTGAGAACTGGTAAAGGCAAATAGACATTCTATTTTATGTCACAACCTATTCTTAAAGAGATGGCTGATGCAGTTCTCAAAACTAAGGGTAAGTATGGCATAGATAGAACAAAAACACCTTCTCAGCTTGAGAATGAAGCTATAGAAAGTGTTTTAAGTAAATATGATCCAGATAAGAAACTTAGAAAGAAATACGATACTATAAATAAGAATAATAAACTAGCTTCTTAGGTATATTCTGATATATTTGATACGTATACTAAAGAGGTAGATGGTAAAACAATAGAAACATCTTCCACAAGAGAATTACTGTTTGCTGATAAATCTAGTATTGACGTTCTTGGTGATGGTATGTCATATAATGAGCAATAGGTACGAATGTATTATGCTTATAAGATGATTAAACCATATGCAGACGCTCTAGCCAATCTTGTTAAATATTCTAAGATTGATACAAAAAAGACTGGTAAATCTTTTGCTGAATAGTTAGTATACTATAATGGAATGTTAGCTATGAAAGATGATACTCATTTCTAGGAAGGATCTATAGAGAAATTCTTTAACGAAACGTTTATATAGAGAAAAACAGATAACGCTATTCCGTTTGGAATATCTATCTTTAGAAATTTACTTCTTAGGAATACAGATTCTTTTATATCTCAACAAAACGAAATATTAAAATTATTAGGTAGACAAAACAATGCTGATAAAAAATTATTAAATTCTGTAATATCTGGTATGGAAGGACAGATTAAAGCAGAATTCTTTAATAAGTTTATCGAAGATAATAACATTGACGTAAACGGTATGTTTACTGGTGGTATGTCTATGGCTAAGCGTATAAATAATTTCTAGCAATTGATAAAGAAGAAAAACGAAAGACTTGTTCATTTACTTAATGACGATGGAACATTTGCCAATGATTTTATATCTTATCTTGTTCCAAATATTAGTGATGGCAAGATAAATAATGGCTTAGACTTCATCGATACTAGCAAACTATTAGATACAGATTAGGCTACGGCTAATAATTTAATAAACTATTGGAGAGAACTTATAGAAGATTCCGATCCTCAGATAAGTAAATTATTCAAAGATCTGGTTGTATATGCGTTCTTGACATCTGCAGATAATCCGGGTATGAATACTTTCTTCTAGTTTGTTCCAAATAGTTATAGAATTCAAATTGGATATACTGATTACATACGTAATATTCTGAATCAATTATCAAATACTTCAAATGATTATACTTCTTCAAAAGAAGATGTATTCTTAAACGGTTGGACTAATGATAAATTGGTTAGACCTATAGACTATTACGATAAGAATAACAATAAACTTTTAAGTATATCATTTACTGATGAAAATAAAGTAGTTCCAAATATAATTGCTGGTATACGATTCGGAAAAGATACTCCACAAATAAAACCGTTGAATTGGACCAAAGTAGATGATGATATTTTACCGGTATTTCCACCATTTATTAAAATAAATGATTTATAGGGATATGGTATAAATAACTATCATGTTTATAAATTAATAGGATACTGTAGAAAATATGATCAATATGGCAATACACAATATATTCCATTATATGGTTTGGTATCAAAGAAAGGTTATAAGTATCGCGGACATCAAATATATGAATACGGCACCAGTACAAGATTTGATTTCAATAAAGAAAATGAGTATAACTATGCCGAAGCTTTAAATAATCAAGAAGCTTTAGTTGATATGGCTGATTCTTTTGAAAGAGAATTGTGGTATGACTTAGCGTTTAGTAAGAATTCCAAAATGTTTCCGTTAAGGGATATTCCAGTTTATAATGGTAATTTTAATCAGATATAGGATATGGTATATCAAGAAGATGAAGATTCTATTGACGAAAGTGATCACGGTGTATTGGAAACAAAAGAAGAACCTGAAAACGTTACTAACAATATTTCATATGAAAAAACTTATAATACCGTTTCATCTAATGATTTCAATAGAATAACATAGATGGAAGTTGATGCTATATAGAAAATGAGATCATACTTAACAGATTTGAGTAAAGACATGGTTATCGATGATAATCAAATAGATACTAAACTTAATGAGTTTACTCAGCTATTACGTAAAGAAAATCCTTCTACTAATGAAGAAATGGAAGGTTTAATTAACAAATTTATATGTGATTTATAATATGAATAAATATTGTCCAAATAAGAATCTTCCAGAATGGAAGGAATTAGTAGAGATAGTAGGCGAAAACCAAGCCTACTATCTTTGGGATTAGAATAATGGTAATGCTTTAGATAAAGCTCCTAATGGTAATGATTCTAAGTTATTCTCAGATCTTCTAGAACATTATAATGGTGATAGAACTAAAGCTATTTAGGCTAAATCTAAAGCATACTCGTATGCTTTTAAAGAATGGTTTGGTGATTGGTTGACTGAAGATAAAACTGAAGTATCCAAAGTAGTAGATGAGAATGGTGAACCGCTAATTGTTTATCATGGCACAGTAAACGAATTTGATGCTTTTTCTAGAGAATTTAGGGGAACTACTGACCCAGGAGATTGGGGATTAGGATTTTATTTTTCTCCAAGAAAAGATGTTTCAGAAATGTACGGCAATGTTATAAAACCAGTTTATCTTAGTATTAAAAATCCTGTTCCTAAAGAAAAATTTCAAATGACAGATTCGTTTGGTAGGGAAAAAGCAAAATCTGTTACATTAAGAGAAAAAATTCAAAAAGATATTGATGTAGTTGAATTTTCTATTAAAGACTATGAAGAAAAGTTATACGGTAATGACCCAGATTATGATAGTTATAGAGAAGAAGGTTCAATGCATAATGAAATAGCTAAGCAATATCTGGAGCATTACAAAAATAAACTTATAGATTTACAAACACAACTTCAAGAAAAATCAAAAGAAGAGTTAGATTTTGACGTTAATAAAAAATGGAATGATGCTGTAGAAGAAATAAACAAATATGATGGAATAATTCCAAATATTAATTCTAAACAGTTAGTCGAAGAAAATTATGAAATAATAGTAAAAGATCCAAATCAAATAAAATCAATAGATAATCAAGGAACATTTTCACAATTTGATGACAACATTTACTACAAATAGTAGAATGATATAATTGATGAATTAAATGATACTTATAGTGAAGATATATTAAAAGAAATAGGAGAATTTTCTAATACTTCTGAAATCATAGATTTTCTTTTAAATAAGAATATAAATGGAGCTACCAAAGAATTATTATCTAAATTAAAAGAGCATGGTACTTAGCTTATAATACATGAAGGTAGACCTAAATCTAATGCTGTAGCATGGTACGATGGTGCTGTCAACTTACAATCAGATATAATTAGTACTTAGAGTTATTAGTAGATTGCTGAGGATATTGCTCATGAATTATTACACCATTATTTATAGAAATACTATGATAATAATAAACAGTTTGCAGAGGAATTAAAAACATTCTAGAACTATTATAGAGATAAAATAGGTACAGATTGGTATGGTCTTGGCGATAATGATTCTGCTATAGAATTCTTAAATGAATTCATGAGTAATACTAACTTTAGAACAAGACTTAAAATTCAATCTGTTGGTATATTTGAATTACTTAAAAATGCATTACTTACTGTAATAAATAAATTATTTGGTACTGACTTTAATACCAAAGTAACTTTAGACGATAGATTAGTAAATTTATAGAATAAAATACTTGATTTGTTGGATAAAGTTAATGATGGAGATATTGATACATATAATGCTAATGATGGCGCATATAGATAGTATAATAAAGTTTCATCAGAATATCAAACAGAAGTAGATAAATTATACTAGAATATTCAAAAAGGTCTTAAAGAAAGATTAAATTCAATAAAGAGATATACTAATAAAAATCCTAAAGTATGGAATAAATTGACTACTGTAATTCAATAGCTACAAAATTCTGAGGCAGAACAAGGTATTATACAATTTATGAATCACGTATCTGATAGTTTAGGTGATAGTATAAAATTCTTAAGTAGACCTATAAATGAAATCAATTCTAAACAAATAAATCAACTTTCTAGAGATTTTATAGGCTTCTATAAACCATTGGTTGATAATATTATATATCTTATGGATACTACAGATATATTCAAAGATATGAATAATTATGACGAATTGTATAATAATTTTATTACAATTTCCAACCAAATTAGTATGATAAACAATCGTTTTAACAATGTTAAAAAGAGAAAAGCTATACAGGATTTATAGAATTACTTATCTCAAAATAATATGCCACAAGAATTTGTAGATAATGTTATAAATTGGATAAATAATCCTGATAGAGATACTTCTATCATACAATTATGGGCTGGCATGTCTAGTAATAGTAGTAATGCTGTTATTACATCAATAGCTAAAATATTAAATGATACTATGAATCAGACTGATAGAGAAACTATGGAAGTTGGAGTATCATTAGTAAAAACATTAAATAAGGCTAAAGAAAAATATGGTAATGATGTTCAAAAATTATTATACGAACGTTTGAATGATGGTACTTTATCTGGAAATAAAGTAATGCCTATTAATTATGGTCAACATCATAAAGACAAATAGGAATTTATCTAGAAGTTAGCAGATAAATTAGGTATCAAAAAAGATGAAAACGGTATGTGGCAGATACCTGATGACGAGAATATTCAAAATAAATGGTATAGTAGTATTAATGAATTCCATAATTCTCATTCTAATAGAAGATTTAAATCTGAATATTATACTCTTAAAAATAAGATGTTATCATTTAAAACAAAACAAGCTATAGAAGAGATAGATACATTCATAGATAATATAACATCTCCCATAACAATTGATGGAGTTGAATATGATAACTTATTATCTGAATCAGAGTATCGTATACTTATGGATTTAAGAAAATAGAAAGCTCTATTAGCCAATCCTTTTAACTTAGATGGAAGTTCTAAAACTGGTGATGCTCTTCAAATATCTAAGGAATTAAGAGAATTTAATGAAACTGTCAAAAGTCATATAAAATATAAAACAGATCAGGAAAGATTTAATAAAATTAAAAATAAAGTAATCGCTAAATACGGTGCAGATTCTGAAGAATATAAATTATGGTACTAGAGAAATACTCAAAAAGTATATACTGAAGAATTCTATAAACGAATAGAAAAGTTATCACATAATGAAACTAGTGATACTGAATACGAATTAAGAGAAAAGAGAAGATATATATTACGATTATTTAGAGATCCAGTAACTGGTACAGTAAAAGCCGATTCATTATCTGATATTGAAAAAGCATCAATATTATAGTTAGATAAAGATATTGCTGATCTGCGTACGTATGAAAAAGTAGACGATCCGGATGGATTACTCGATAAATTTTCTAATTTCGCTGAGGTTGTACCTACCGATGAATATTATAGAGACGCAAATATTGCTAGAGAAAATGGTAAATTCTAGGAATGGTTTGATGCTAATCACTACGAAGATAACAGAGGACAAATGAGACCGGCATCTTATTATACTCAATTAAAACCAAAAGATGAATATATTGAAAAATATACTGAAATAATACCTATAAATAAGTATAGTGATGTAGATCCTAGTTCTGATTGGTATAATAAAGATTTCGATCCAAATGGTCCATCAATTCAGCCTAACAAGAAATTGTATGATAATAGTAAAGCGTACAACGAAATGGCTAATAAACCAGAAGTAAAAGAATTATATGATTAGATAACAGATACAATGTTGAAAGCTAATTCTTATATTTCTTTCTTGGTTAATCACGATGATACAAGAATGCCTCAAATACCTGCTAGATATATGCAAGTTATAGGAAGAAAAGGTGTTCTTGGATCTATCAAATATAGTTTTGAAGAAGTTATTCAAACATAGTCTGACGATTTAGATTTTGTAGAAGATTATTCAACAATGCCTAATGGTGACCCTATAAAAGTAATACCTACTAGGTATATAAAAATGTTAGATGATCCGAATACTATTAGTACTGATGCTGTTGCTGCGGTAGTTCAATATTATGATATGGCTGCTAATTATAAAAATATGAGTAGTAAATAGGATGATATTGAAATGTTATTGAATCTATTAAAACAAATATAGATCTCTACAAAAAGAGGAATTAAAACCGCAGGATCTACTAATGTTTATCAATAGGCACAGTTATTAGTTGATAGAATACTTTATGGTAGAAAAGTTAATCCTATTCAAACAGAAATATTCGGCAAAGAAATAAATGTATCTAAGTTATTAAATTTACTAAGATCTTTTATTACTAAAGTAAATCTATCTGGTAATATATGGTCTATAGCAACTAGTTTCTTTACAGATACTACGTATACTACTATGGAATCTAAATTAGGTAGATTTTTTAATACTAAGAATTTAAGATTTGCTATATAGGAATTTCAAAGACAATTACCAAGTATGATGGAAAATATAGGTAATCCAGTTCCGAAAGGAAAATTAGCATATCTTATGATGCTAAATCAGGTTGTAAAAGAGAATAGAGAATTATTCGATAGACTCGATTAGAGCTAGGTATTAAGATCTATTAATTAGAACTTCTGGTATATGGGTTATACCCAATCTGATTACGTTGTTAAGAGTCACACTTTATTAAGTGTATATGATAATTATAGATTTGTAAAAGGTGTTGGATTTATGTCCGAAAATGAATACATTAATAAATTCTATCCAGCTAACAGAAAAAAAGGTAAAGTAATGTTTTCACAATTGGATACAAATTTATATGATGCGTATGAGGAATTACCAAATGGAGATACAATATTATCTGATAAATATTCTAAATATGTAACAAACAAATTATTGAATGATGTTAGAAATAGAATAGAGATAATAAGTAAACGAATAGACGGAACTCTTAGAGAGGTTGATAAGTCAGCTATACATGCAAATGCAATAACTGCATATGTTGTAATGCATAAAAACTTTATGATATAGGGTTTGCACGACAGATTTAAAAGAAGACATTTCAATTTGGATTTAGGAGTAATAGAAGATGGATATTATTGGGTTACTGGAAAATTTTTAAAGAATGTAATTGGAAATAGACATTTTGCTCTTACTCAGTTATTAGCTGATTATGATAATATGTAGGAATATGAGCAATATGCTGTTAAAAAAGTATTATATGACATGCTATTGATAGCTGGTTCTACAACAGTAGCTTTAACAATGGCTGCAATTGTAGACGGTGATGATGATTATGATAATTGGTTATTCTAGTCTATTACATATTTGGCATTGCGATCTGCATTTGAATTTAGAACTATGTATAATCCATTTGAATTTGTTTCAATGATTAAATCTCCAACAGCAGCATTTTCAACTTTGGAGAATGCTTCTAATATTATAGGATTATTTAATCCATTTACATACTTCGGAGGAAAAGGACCTTTTGATATAATCGATAGAGGTGTATACGAAGGAATGCCAAGAATTTTAAAAAATATTATAAAGGTAACACCTTTTAGAAGTATTATTGAAGCACAAGATCCAAAATCTAAACGAAATTATTTATAGAATCAATTGATGAGCTTCTAAAGTTTCTATATAGATTCTCAGATATTAATTTTACTTATAAAAAATATAGCCCTGATAACTTAATTGCTATCAGGGCTATTTTCTTATCTAGAAATAAATTTATCTAGATAATCATAATAATCTTCTTCTGGTAATTCAGCTTCTACGGTCTCACCAAAACCGCAATTCGGAAAAAATAATCTTTCATTCAATCTTGGAATTGGCACGTCTTTCCAAAAATTGTATATTCTAAAATTAGCATTAAGATTATTTGTTTTACCAAAAGATTTAAGATTATTAATTTCATTATTGTAAATAGGATTGTTAAAACAATATACTGTATAATGATGCTTATTTATTGTAATATATTTTGTGTTATGAATAGTATCAAGTTTATCGAATTTACAAAATCGTTCTAAAGATTCTTTTGTATTTACTTGGCTATCATATAACAAAAATACTTTATTTTCTAGATACGGTCTATTTATATCAGAAGTATAAGCATTAATAAATCCACTTTCAGTTGTCAAATCATTTATTGTAATTTTATCGTCTAATAGTGGAGCAATAAAGATACTAACGTCATTCAAGTTTTTCAACACCATTGCCTTCATAATAATTACGAGTATGTTCCCAATTATTAGTCTGATAATGGTATGAAAGTTCTGATAATGCATCTAAGATAATGTCTTTACTGCTGAGTAACTCCTCATCGTTATACATATCAAATACTCTTACTTCATTATTACCATTTGTTTGAATGGCTATAATGTAAGCTTCCAAATCGTACTCACTAATATCAATATCACAGTCTTTCATATACCATGTAATTGCCATTAGATAATACGTAATTTGTCTATAATATCCAAATTCTTCTACAGAATGTTTGAAATTATAAACATCACTGGTTGTTTTTAAATCTATTAGTATAATCTTATGATTTATATGATCAAATATGACTCTATCTAATAATGATTTACAAGGTGCCAACCAACCTTTTATTTTTATTTCCCAGTTTATGTGAAATTCATTATGATTTTCACAACCGGATATATCGGATAATAATTCTTTTGCTTTCTTATGATTATCAATATTCTCTTTAATCTTTTTGAGCATATTTAAATCAGCAAATGATATTACTTTTTTATTGTCAATTTGACTGAGATAATCAATATAATTTGGATATTTATTGACTAACTCTGTAGCTTCTTTTAAGGCTATTGCATCGCTTTTCGTATTGTTATATGCGCTACGATATGCTTTTAGTCTTTTGTCATCTTCTGTAAGTTCTAATGAAGCTACATATGCCTCACAGAAATCTTTTTGTTGTTTTACTTTAGGTACTTCATAATCAAGAACAACATAATCTTTCCAGAATTCTTCTGATTGTAATAAGTATTCGTGTATCATCGTACCTTTTTCAAGCTGAGGAAGTTTTAATCCTTCTTCTTTACCTGTAACCATATCATGATAGTACTGAGGTCCTTTTTTAAGGAACCAACCAATACCAGAGTTACTGATACGGTCCATGTCTTCGTAATACGGTTTAGTTATCGTCATAGATACACAAAGTAAGTTTATACGTCAATATCGTTAAGAATAAGATCATTTTCAATATTATCTTTTGAATCATTCTTTTCTAACTCATCTTCTAATGAAATATTCATTATATTTGCTACATTTTCTAACATAAAGTTAGTATCAGTAGTTTCTAAATATAATTTATATTCATCTAAGAATGAATTGATATTATCGAATGATTTTACTGTGAAACGTTTAATAAAATCTATTAAAGGTTGATTGGGTGTTAAACCTTTATCTTCAATCATTTCTTTAATAAATATTTCATTAGCGTTTGCTTTATACTTGCGATAATAACGTATTCGAGAACAACGATCGAACAGATTTTCATCTAAGCCTTCTGTTTTATTGCATGTCATAATTACGATTTTCTTACCGGTTTCTTGTATACCGTCCAAAAATGTTAATAGATCTTCAGATGGCCATGTTCTTGGATTTTTTTCAATTTCATCGAAGATAATGCATGTTTCTGTCTTTACTTTCTTAAAGAATTTAGTAATTTGCCATAAAGGATATGAAGAATCTACAATTATAATTGGTAAATTACTTTTTAAAGCAATTCTTTTTGCTAGCATGGATTTTCCGGTTCCTTTATCTCCAGCAAGTAACACACCAGTATTACCGTTATTGTATTCCGAATTGTGGAATAATAATACTCTATCCATGAATTTAATATCTTCTTCAATTTCATATATCTTTTTAGGCATATTTAAGTTACCATTTTCTTTTAAATATGAATACATTTCATAATTATCGAATAGTAAATCGTATACTTTGCCCGGCATTAAATCATAATCTTGACCTTCTGGTTTAGTTACAATACGTTCTCCGTTAATAATAAAATTGCTCATAGATTTTTCAATTCGTTAATTAATTTATCGACTTGTTTTTGAGTATGTACTACATAATACATACTATCTGGGAGTATATCCACGAGCAGATGTTTGAATAGTTTTTCCTTTAAAGGAAAGGCATCATTCGGAAATCCTTTACATTCAATTATAAAGTTTTTTCCGACAAAATCTGGTAAATATGTAATTGCTCTTACTTTTTCACCATGAAAATTAAAAGCTGGAAGTAGCTCAAATTTATGCTTTTCATATTCAGCATCTATTTTTGCTTCTTTCAGCTTTTTATATGTATATGTTTCAAGTTTACTACGAAATTTTATTCCATCGAATTCGTTAGGAGTGGCGTTCTTAACAAGACCTTCACTCTTTTTCTTCTTTCTTTGCTTTTTCTATCTCATTTTTGGTATTTTCTAATTCAATTTTTAGATCTGCTATTGATTTTTTCACATTATCAATATTACCATAAATACTAAATCCACCTAATAGAATCAGTGTACCAAGTACAATAGTAATAATACCAATTGCTTTAAAAGGAAAAGCAATTATTTTACGAATTCCATTGAATATTTTATTTACTGTATTCATAGTTTTAACTCTTTATAAATCCAACTTTTAATTTTTTCAAATCCATTAGCTTTAATAGCATCCGATACATCTTTTGCTTTAAATTTCTTATTTAAAAGAAATCCTTCTAAGCCTGTTTTAACGCTTATTTTGCGAAGATATTTAACACCAGCTTTATCTCTATCAAAAAGTATTATAATGCGTTTAAAACGTTTTTTAAGCTGTTCTAAAGCCTTATCTGGAATAAACGTACTTTCTGATGATGGGCTTATTGCTGGTATACCCATTTCGTATAAACACATGACGTCTTTCATACTCTTTGTAATAATGAGTATATCTCCAGTTTTAGGTAACTGTTTAAACCCCTGAATATCATTTTCTGTCAGGTTATTACGCCATTTCGTATATTTATCTGCTAAAGGTCGATATATTTTAAAATGATTGTAGACCTTATATGCGTACATAGGATTTGTATCCTTGTAAATACCCTTAACAATACCGTCACATAAATAATATTTAATACTACTTACTCCAAATTTTTTCAATGTATCTAATGATATATTGAACTGAGACCAGTAATTGGTGTCAGTTAGAGTAAAGTCTTGTCGGACAACACCAATTACTGTCTCTTTGGACGATATGTATTGCTTAGAGCTAACGAGTTGCGTATTATTAGTAATTTTAAGCTTATTAACTATATTATTGAGTATATCTGAATAATTAGTTAAACCGGTAAGTAATGAGACGAATTTAATTACATTACCGCAATCACCTGTACCATGATCTTTAAACATTAGTTGTTTCGTCGTTCTACTGTAATAACAGCCAAATGAAGGATTTTTATCCTGTCTAAAAGGACTGTTATAGATCATTCCTACTTTAAAATTACCAATATACGCTGAGTATATATCATATTCAGTTACTTTAGAAAGTATCCATTCTAACGTAACTTGCTGTTCTTCTTGTATTTTAGTTGTATCGTATAGCATATGATATATGGTTTAATTGTGGACCTTGTAGGGCTTGAACCTACGACCTTCAGATTATGAGTTATGCAGCATAATGAATTTCTCTATGACAATTAGCACACACTAATATACATTTTTCTATTTCTTCTTTTAATGTTTGTATATTTGTATTTGATAAGTGTCTTACATCTAATTGGAATTTTTTTGTACTTGGTTGTATGTGATGAAATTCTAACGCTGCTATATTTTTATTATAACCGCATATTTGACATTTTCCACCTAAATCTTTTACAAATTGTTTTTTTCTTTCCAAACCTCTTTTCTTTTGAAAAATATAAGAATTCGGATTTATCTAATGCGAAGTCTTTTCTTCTTTTATTCTTTTATATGCTTTTCGTAATGTTTCTGGAGAGATTTTTAAAAGATTTCCAATTTGTTTCCAAGTTAAGTTCTAATTATCGCGTAAATCTATTACGTTTTCTATATCGTATTTTTTCATTTTTTGCATATTTTTTTAATCTAAATGCTCTGACCGACTGAGCTAAAAGTCCTTTTTTTAAAAATATCAAAACTACCTTTTATAGCAACTCCAACGTTGACCCGTGGTTGTACCGGATTCGAACCTACGACCTACAGCTTACTAAGAACTGTCGCTCTACCACTGAGCTAAACCACAGACTATAAACAATCGTTTTTGATATTATTTTTTTTCTAAAAAACGAGGATTGTATACTATTTTGTAATCACTTATTCTGACTTATCTTAGATAGTTTCATAGTGTGGTATACTAATCCTCGTGTCGCTATATATGCCTAGCGTAGGCGGCTTATTTTGTTTTAATCTTTAGAAAGGCAGATCATCGTTAGTTGATGTTTCTGTAGTTCCTTCCAAAGGATTTGTTTCTTTTGCTTCGTTATCTGCTACAACAGGACGAGTTATCTGATCGATATTCAGAATTGTAATCTTACTCTTTTCACCTTCTGGTAATTCCATAGGTTCAATGAAAGTAAACTTACAATAGCTAGGCAAAGTAGTATATCCCTTATTGTTATATACAATCTTTACTCTTACTAATTTCGTCTTATCTGCAGCATTTAATAGATTCGCAGCCCACTCTGCAAATTCTTTATAAGTTGCTCCTGCAAACACAAGTGCTTCTTTAGGATAGAAACAGCTCAAAATCTGAAGTACACGCTTAACCTGACGAGATACTCTCTCCTGGTATGCTTCTTCAGTCATTTCAGGAAATTTGTTAGATTCCCATTCAGTATGAACTAATGATTTACCATCCTTTTCGAACTTAATTTCTAAGAACGTATTACCGTTAATAGATTTTTCTGTTCTTGCACTTACTAAAGATACGTTTTCATGAATACCTGCTTCAAGATATTTATTACTGTTATCGATAGTTTCAATCTTGTTTGCTAATTCTGTACTGTATATCATAATATCTTTTCTTTAAACTGATTTAAAATTCTGTTAAAGTTATTCTGGGAGAAATATTTTTGTCATATCTACCGTAATATTGTTATTTTCATCACTAGTAGCTACTACAATCTTCTTTCCTCGTAAATGTTCTGCTCTAGCTTCTCTGATGGTATTTTCACCACCTTCGAATGATACAATAGTTTCGTTTTTCTTTCGATATACGTAACCAATTGCATCTGCTTCTCCACAAATTATATCTCCTAATTTACCTGTCAAATCAATTGTCATTTCTGACATTTCTTGACCATCTACGGTTATTTGTCTATCTTTAACGTGAGCGATAATTATAAGCGTTTCACATAGATCTCTGAACAAGTCTATTACTTTTTTAACTGCCATTCTAAGCCACATATATCCGCTTCCATTTGGGAGAGTACGAATATCTGTTCCTTGGTAATTTTTACCTTGAGGTGTGGCTTTGTACAACTGAATGGCATACGAAAGACACATTTCCTCAAGGCGAGTTGCATTATCTATTGTTATATACTTATAAGGGAATTTACCGTTACGCTTAATCTCTTCTTTAATAGCTGTAGCTATTTCACCGAAGTCTTTAACAGACCTAGCTTGTACTACTAAAGCTGATAGAGCTTGATAACCATTTTCTAAGTCAATGATGAGATTATTATCAATGGCTGCAGCAAGTGTACTTTTACCTGCTTTTGGTCTACCAAATAATATTAAGAGTTTTGGATTGGCAACTTTAGCCTTTTGTTTTTCTTTAGGTAATACAATCATAAAAGCTTATATTTTTGTATTCCCTGATAATTTCTGATAGTTTCTGATAGTACGGAATTGTTATTAATAAAGACCACGATTCTTAATCTTAATCGTAATGTCAATGATAGTTTTCTTAGTTTTAGGTTTCAGATGATTAAGAGAACCTGCTGCGATAGGAATAATCTCATAACCAATCTGGATAAAGTTATCAAAGATTTTAATCGGAGTACCGAATTCGTCTACGTAATCGTAATCCTTTTCGAAAGGATAATGTTCGTTTGCGTATACGTTTAATGCGTTAATAGCTTTATAGAACTCTGTTTCTAAATCAAAGTTGATATTATTGTACGGATCAAAACCGAACAATTCTTTAGCAAGTTCTTCTGCAGTCTTATTGGTATAGATTTCCTTAGGTAACCAAGATACATTATGCGTCTTACTTACACCAAGCGTAATCATATCACCTGCGCTGGCATATTCGATACCGTCATTGCTATACGGATAATCACACTTACTTTCAACTGTCATCCAAGGATAAGCAGTTATAATACGGTCCATCAACTTTTCTTTATAAATCTTAGCACTATTGTTATTCTTCGGTAATGTAAAAGTATATGTTTTCATAATTTTTCAGCCTTTTAATTGTTATTACTAAATGAAATTTTCTTTGCAGATTCTTCATTTCGTACTGTTTCAATTAAATTATTGTATTTTAAATCGTTTTCGAATTCTAATATCACACATTCTCCTGCATCTCTATTTTTTAAGATATGCAAATAGACTTTGTTTTTCACCAGTAAACGATTCGGTCCATACGCTCCAATATTTAGTAATTCTGGACGATGAATACAAATAACGTAATCTGACGCGTGAAATATAGTATCCGCTGAGGAAATATCACTACGCATTGGATAATGCATAGACGGATTGTTAATCCTTTCAGGAGACTCAATATTACGATTCATCTGTGATAACTGAATTATAGTAGTATTCGGGTATTTTTTCACCTTAATAAACAGTTTCTGTAAATCGGATATTGTTTGTAATGTCGAGCTTTGACCTTCTACTAATAAAGTATGGTCTAAGATGATTATAAACTTTTTATTTGTATCTTTTACTTTTTGTTCATAAAAGTAATCGATAGTTTCAGATATTTGAGATACAGTTCCTGGAGTATCGATATAATATATCGGATACTCCTTTATTTCATTTGCTGTCTCTTCTACCTCATTTAATAATTCATCTGATAATTCTTCTGTAGAACTATAAAGCTGAGAAGTAGTTTGCCTTAACTTACTACTCAATTTACGACCAACATTTCTTGAACTAAGCATTTCAAAGCTAAAATTCAATACTATTATTTCCTGATCTGGATTTAAATCTATTAAATCATTTTCGAGCGTATTCACAAATGAAGATTTTCCACTACCTGATATACCTACTATAGTATATATCGTATTCGGTTCAATTCCACCCATACAGTGTTTATTGAACTTATTCCATCGTGTTGCAAGAGATTGAATTTCGTGATTCTTTCTTTTGCGAATATATTCAACCGCTTCTTTAGTTGCTGTTGAAATATGTTGGAAAGTTAGCGTATTAGAATAATTCTGTTCCATAGCTATAACTATTTACAGGTTCTTCTAATTTCATTTGTTCTTCAACGGTTTCCCACTCGTGTTGAGTGAGCCATTTCCACATAGTTTTCATATAACCTAATTTGCCTGTTTGCATTTTATCATCGATTTCATATCTTAAACAAGCCATGATATGTTCATGCATTGCTTTAGATTTACCAATGATACGGTTATACTCTTTTCTACATTTGTTTATATTACTCCTAAGGAAACCTTTAGTTCCGTCAGGTCTAGTAACATAAACTGGAAATAGGTCATAGAATTCATCAAACATGGACTTATCTTCTTTTAGAAGTTCGTTTAGTTTTTCTGTTTTACTAATGACTTGGTTACCTGATTCATCTAATTTGATTAGTATTAAACCTTGAAGTTCTAACTCATGTATTTCTTCTTCATTAACCAGGCTGAGAAGTTTTTGAATGTCTTGATTGATTGTTTTGATATCACTCAATACAAGAGTTAGGAATACTAATTGATTAATAGACAAGTTTGGAATTCTATCTAAGATAGAAGTGTCTATTTCTAAAATCATAATTCTCTATATTTTTACAGAGTTTATGGTTTTGAAATATATCTGATAGTCTTTTGGTATTACCACAGACTCAATTGTTTAGTAGTTAATTCGTCGATTATCTTAGCGGCTTCTGTTATATAATACCGGTAATTAATCTTACGTTCATTGATTGGTTTATCATCAAATTTATTTAGTAAAGTAACACCAGATGCAGTAAGCATATTTTGGTATGCTTTCTCTCCGTTATTATCTTTCCATTTCCATAGATATCCACCATTAGTAGACGCATAGAAACGATTAATACGCTGTTGTTCCTTTTCTAAATATTCAACATGCCATTGTTTGCCTGTCTTTTCAGACATTAAGAAATCCTTAATATCGGTACAGTTTTTAATTGTATTTTCAATTGGGATTCTATCTTTAAAGTATGCTATTACTGCTTTCGGTATAATCTTTGGAGTAAGACCTTTACCAAGTTTAACAGAAGTAATAAAACATCCTTTTTCTTTTACTTGACCGTTGTCAAGTATACCAAAATAATCATTAATTGCTAATTGATAAAAAGCTTTGAAGTTTTCTTCTTCTAATACTAATCCAGTTAATTCTTGCCATTTATTGTATATTGCTTTTATAATATCGTATTTGTTTTTCTTACATAAGTATAAAATACCATCTGTATTGATTTGAACTATACGACATCCGTGAATTGTTAATTCTTCTGCTAACATCAATAATAATAATTGTCCATTTATTCTAATAGACATTACTGCATTAGGATCGTAACACCAAGAAAATTCATTTTGTAAATTTCCACTAAGTCCATTTAGACTTAATTTTAACGTTTCATTTACAATTTTATTTCCTTCGTGTTTTGCTTTAATTCTTCTATCTCGTATATCTGAATATACTTCTTTGAATTCTTTTCCTAAATGTTTTGGATAGAAATTAAAGTTTAATAGCATACTTGGATATAGTGATGCAACATCACAATCAATTAGTAATTCATCATTTTTTGGTATTATTATTTCTGGCTTGTTTATACTATGAATACCGCCAACACCAACTGAATATGTTGTACCATCCATTACGAATTGTTTTTCATACCCTTTTCTACCTGGACTTACTGTTAATGATTTCATTTCAGTAAGTAATTCTTGTAGTATTGGTGTTTGATAGTGAATAAATGGTAGTATAATATCTTTTAATGCAATTTTATCTGCAGGACTACGTAAATTCTTTAGTATATTCCAAGGAATTCCTGTTTTACGCATATATTCTTCTGCTAATATTTGCATACCGATATTAACACCATCTTTTGATAAACAATCAATATTATATTGGTTTTCAATACTTATACGTAATTCAATATCTTTCTTGCAGCGATTCAATAATTCAGTAGTAGACATTACATCATTTATATTATACTGAATCATTTCATCTATTTGAGTTAATAATAACGGTTCTCTCCAATCGATATTAAATTCTTGTACATTTTTATACATCATGGTTACTTGCATTTCTTTTAAAGAAACTCGTAACTGCTTACTATACAGCATTGTAAGTAAGTCTAATGTCAAGAAATTTTTTGCGTATTTCCATCTTTTCCATTTATCAAAATTATTATCATCGTTTGATGTAATAATATTTGACATGTTAAAAATAGATTCACAAATTCGATTGTGAGTATAGTTATCATTATTAAAATACTCAATACAATAGTTGATTATTGGATTATCATAATGAATATTGTTATAACCAACAAAATATGCATCAGTATATAAAAAGAACTGACACATTTCATGAATTTCATTTTTACGCTGAGAACATTCAAACTTAATTAGTTCTTGTGTTTCAGTATTATATAGAGTACAATGAAATACATTAATAAACACCTCAATATCATAGACAATACATGGTTTATTACGAATTATCATATGAATATATTTTGGGGATTATCGATCGCATAGTGGGACTCGAACCCACGCAAATCACACAGTATTAGTATTGCGGCTCTACCAACTGAGCTATATGCGAAACATTTAAAAAATAAAAACAACCGATTTTAGTTAGTTTACGCTGCTAATAACATAGCAAATGTTTTTATCTTATATCGTTTTTCAGCAATATGCTGTTTCGGATAAGATTTTATTTTGCTGTTTAAACGAGCCTTTTGCTCGTTTAAACGTATAATCTTCTTGTTGTGTCGGTTTACGATACGTTTAGCGACTAACCTTTCAGACAACCAGTCTTCAGGTTTACCCTCGGGCTTTGGTGTATTTGTTCTTGCTTTTGCAATTCTTTCTTTTTCTTTTTCTTTCCAAAGTTTCTTGCGAGGTCTTTTTGCTTCTGCTAATTTCCATTCAATATAATTTTGTTCTCCCATAATTTTGATAGTTTAATGGTTATTACGCTGCTAATTTTTCTTTAGTATAGTATGTAATACTATTATCTCCGTTAATATCTTGAACGGTTATACCTGTGAATGAAGTATCCTTCTTGTATTTTTCAGCAATACTCTTTACTTTGTCTTTTGCTTCAGTTCTTGTTGAAGCATCAAAATAATCTGTTAAGAAATCATAAACCTTGTTTGGGTTTTCATCAGATTTTCTGTTTATTACGTAACGGAATTTTCTGTTATTTGGTTTTTCTTTCTTTACTGCTTCTGCAGCTGATATTGGTCTTTGTTTACCTTTTATTACAGGTAATTGTGCGTGTGGTAAGTTGTCTAATTTTATCTTTTTTGCAGCTCTTTCTTCGGCGAATTTCTTTTTGTATTCTTCTTTAGAAAGTTGTTTGATTGGTTTTGGTTTAGCAAATAGTTTGTTTTTAACTATACGCGTAAAATGTTTCTTTTGCTTACGAGTATAGCGTACTGTGGGTTCATATCCTGCTTCCATAAGTATCTTTTTGATAAGTTCTTTCTTGGATTGTTTTGCAGATTTATTATCAGCCATTGCATTTTTCGCAATGTTTGTAGTATATTCAGATTGTTTTTTATTTCCTAATACTCTCTGAATTTCTATTGTTTTCCCATTCTCAGTTTCTGTAACTTTTATCAGATGAGATGGTTCCGGTGCTGGACGTTCTATCGAACGCATTAATATACCGTGTTGTTTACGGCGTAATTTGTTTTTGTTAGAACAACTAGTTTTAACTCCTTTTCTTTTACCGGCTTGTGAATATATCTTTTTCATAATCTTGATAATCTTTTAAATGTTATTACTTGTTACAGGAAAATCAATTTTTCTTTTTGAATTTTCTTGTAACGGTTCATTAGTCTCAAAATAAATTGTTACTTGGCGAAATTTAGTTTCTATTCCAAGAAATTTGTACTTTTCGCTAACAGTCACTATGTAGTTGTTAACTCTTTCTTCATAGTGACTATTAGTTTCAAGCAAATGCTGTTTTAAGTAAATTGCTCCTTTCATGCTGCTAATGATTTAGCTGCTGTTTCTATTTCTAAAGTTGCTGAATTGTTAAAGTTTTCTATTTCTTTTTCTAATTTATTTACTTCTAATTGGATTTTGTTTATACGCATATTGATGAATGAAGAAGTTAATTCTTCGGTTGTATTAAGGTTTTTCTTACCTTTAGAACGCTTTAATTTTTGGTCAATCGTGCGTATCTTGCTTAAGTGAAATAGTTGTTCCGACTTTTCACTAAGTGTGAAAATGGCGAGATAGTTATTATTTTCAGGTAATTCTGAAAACTTTTTATAACCCATATTGATACACTGTAAATACAGTTTCAATAATATTCGTTCGTCGGCCATTTCTTCGATCTTCGTAAGTAACGCTTTCAGATCGTAGTTTCGTTTTCCGTCTTTCGGAATTACATTTTCATTTTTAATAATATTCCAATACTTTGTAATGTTGTTACTAAGTTCTTTACGACGGTCGATAATATATTTAGATGTAATTGATTTCATAGGCAAATTGATTTTTAAATTGTTAATAACTCGCCGAAATCGCTTACTGGTGTTGTCATAAGCAAAGGAGTCGAACCTTTAACATCCACCAAGTATCCAATTCAATACCTTGGATTACTTATGATATAAACAAAGAACTACCCAGTTCAGTAATTCTATGTTAAACAGTACCCAGTTCAGTACTGTGAAATTATTTTGTTTTTAATAATATCCAATCCAATATTATTTAAATTTGACACGGCCTATACGAATGGGTACTGATACCCCAGGCCGTATCTCTACGGATGCGAATCCGAATAGATCATCAGGCATCTCTATACGGAGATTGCCTTGTAAGTTTTTTTCTTTTGCGTATTTGCGAAGATTTTCTTGTGTGATATACTTAGAATGCAGTTCTCCATCAGAACAGTTTCTCATACTATCAAACAATATATCTACTACGCAATCAAGATCTTTTTTCTTAACAGCTTCATCAAGAATACTTTTAGTAATTCCATCAAAAGCTATTTCGTTACGAGTTCCATTAGAACCAGTAATTGCATCTGCAATATTTATAGCTGCGTCTATAATACTTACGGCTTTATAAGCACCAAACAGTCTTTGCCACCATAATGGACCACTACCATAGTAAAAGAAGACCGATCCATCCTCTCTTATGCTTACTTTTTTGGCAGTTTCCTTTTGTTCGCCGTTCCAAATCTGAACTTTGCTCAATATGGTTGGTTCTGAACAGATGAGTAATTGCAGAAGCGCTATCCTAGAAGGAGACATTCTGCCAGTCATAATGGTTACTCTTTAGTTTCGATCTTTACGTTGATTTCAGCCTCGGCTGTAGATACTCCGCACTGCCGTAAATATTCGACTTGGAAGCGATCTGCCTGATCCATCATACCGCGTACAGTCTGAGATAGATTCAAGAACTTACGAGACTGTTCTTCATAGAATTCCAATACACTCTGATTAGCAATACGCAGCAATTCTACGAGCTCCGGAAGTTCCTTAGCGTCGAAGAACATAGGCTTGCTGTTCGGTTTGCTCAACCGATCAATACAATCTGCGATAGTATCGCGAGTTGCATTCTTGAAGTCCGGCTTTTCGAGCGGGAATACGAGCGTATTGTCGTTGTCTTCTGCGTTGAAGATAATCTTCGGATTACCATCGATATCTTTCTCTTTAAATGCTACTGACTTAATGTCAATACCCTTCAGCATGTATACGTTTACTTCTTGCCGTAACGTATTTTTGCCGTTGAATGTGTCTTCTTTCCACTTCAAATCAGGGTTAGTCTTTATTACTGTGAATAACTTCTGACCAAAATAAGGTCCGTAAGAAGTTAAAACCTGGCGATACCGTCCAATGATTTGTTCGCCTTTGTTATTGATGTTTACATTTACGTCCATAACTATTTTCCTTTTTGATTCCGTACTTGATATACCAATACGAAATTAGTTAATATTAAAATTAATTCTCTCCACCTTTCAGTTATTTCTCGGTACCAAAAAACCAGCATGTGGTTTCACTTTAAAAAGTTTAGAACATTGGTAGTGAATTCAATCACATAACTTACTAGGTATAAATGATAAATGTTGAAATTTATTTGAAATTACGTTTCTGTTATTTCATCTGATATTTTCTGATATAATCTTTTATAAGTAAAGATAAAAACTATACGGATTCAACTTATACGATGCCGTATGCACCTATCACCCTATTTCAAATCATATTCTCTAACATAAGTATTGTGTTAGTACAATTCGAAAAGTACCCATCATCAGCAACTGGTATGCCTACGGGACAACATTGAGGATTACAACATTCTAAGCGAATGAGGTTTTTTCCTGTTGAGAAAAATTTTAAAACCCATAACAAGCCGTCTAATTTTTCAAGACGCCCACTTGACCTCTCGGATTTCTTATTTATACTACACGAATATATGGGATTTCCACCCATTCATCATTCTTTACCTTGCTCATGGAAATACCTTCATCATGAGTTTACTACGTATTATATAGAGACAGTATATACTACGCGGTCAGTGCTACGATTCAGCGTTCTCATACATATATAGTTGCGGCTATATACTTTACGAGTGTCTTAACAGTCAGCATAACGGTTGGTAGTCGGGGGTGACTCGCTCTCCATATGTCTACTTTACAACAGTAGCTTATATTTCTGACCTATCATTGGACTTCCCCAATTATTAAAAAATTAAACAATTAGAGTACATTTATTGCAGCTGACTCTATTCAGCGTAAATACTTTTGATTAATGCTTCTTAACTTCTTAAGTAAGCAATGCGATATATTTTGGTTGTAGGTTGTTAGGCTACAGCAACAATATAAGCTCTCATATTCCCTTTTTACGATGCGTTTAGTCGATATACTGGAGTGCATATAAACTATTAGCAAAGGTATTTATATATCTTAAAATACTTAAACTCTGCGATTTTTTAGTAGGTGTTTTCTACGCATCACCTAAAGTTTATTTTAGAACATAATATGCTAAGACTTGCTAAAGGTCTTTGTTCACTAGAATCAGGGTTAAAGCGCCCTCAAACCGCATTTTAGACTGTTTATTTAGTCTCGTCATTCGTCATATATTATACTCACATGAACGACTAAGCTCGTGAGTCAACTTTAGTCTTGGAAGGCTGTATCAATCTCATATACATCATCCTTATTTAAAATTTTAGAGAACACTATTTACCATAATGCACAGAATTTACTTCTGCTCCACGTTAATCAGTCGGATCATGGTTCCACCGTAGTTTCACTCCCCGGATCATTGCGTATCCATCTCATTTTAAATAATATGTACCATAACACGGTTACCCTCACATTAGTATCAGTTAATTTACTCCCTTCATAAGTATAAGTTCCAATATAATAATATTGCATCACAGCTGATGTATACTGAACACTAGAGTTAGCCTATTTTCCCAGTCAGGACGCATAATTGCGCTTTTATTAAGCGAGATTGGACCCCGCTGATGCGTTATCTGCATTTTATTGTTTGCCTTTTGGCTTCGGCTTCTCTTTCCAAAGGATTAGCCCAGGAGCCGGATTGCCCCTGTTTCGGCGTCGTGTTTATACTCCTTCTTGATTCATATTTTGATGATACAAACGAGTAATTAAAGAGGATTTCGTTCCCCTTGCTTATTTTTATAAATCTGCATTAGCGGTACTGATTGCAGTATTTATGAGTCTTTAGTAATCACCAGTACGGTTCTCATTACCTAATGAGGGTAAGCACTCTGATCCCCATTTACCATCCGTTTTTCAGACGTTTTGGCCTATCATCCTACCTTTTGAGTAATCTCACCGTTTTAGCGGCTAACATATTCTCGGATCCTGTACTTTTTCGGGCCAGTGTAAATGAACACAGCTCCCTGACACAGCGCGACTGTCATTATTTTATGACTCGCATGACTTCTGTCGGAGTGATTTACGCTATAGTTTTACTCCTCTCGAACTACATCATAATTATAGTATTTGTTAATCGGTTATTGATGTTAACTTTTTTCCGATGGGCATTTATCTTCTGCCAAATTTTGCTCTGGTTCAGTTGGTATAATGATTCCAGTGGTAAGATTGATTGTTGCTACAATATTCCTACCTAGACATAAGTCGACAAATTTATTTTTTACATCACTACTACTGATGTAGTCTATTGGATCCATTTTACCTGGAATGAAACCATCCAAGCATTTACATGCATTACTTACAGACGAGCGTAAGTACTTTTCTAAATACAAGCAATTAGATATATTCGTGTTTGCCATGGAACGAATCATATCTAATGATTCTCCACCACATACAAAGTATTCAGTTTGATTTTGAACTAAGTTCATTTTCATTCTGGATTCTTTAAGATCTCGGATTACTCGTGATAAACGGAGCATCTGTTTTAATATAATCTTATTGCTTGGCATTTTTATCAATTGTTTTGAGTATAGAAATTGGTTTACTATCTGTTGGCATACGTCCTACTGATTTTACATAAGGATAACCAATAGTATCCTTACGAACTTCTTTCTTTACTCTGGTTTTCCACTTAACAATTGGTTTTGGTTCACCAATCGTTGTTACATTGACCTTTGCGTCCACTGTTCCTTTTACAGATACTTCTTTAGTAGATAGGTCTATCTGGACATCTATCTCTGGTGTGGACAACTCCTCTTTTTTCGGTTGAATATCCATCATGTGTGGTATTTCAATCGGTGAAGGAATTACAAGCGTTTGAGCTTGTATTTGTTCGGTTGGTAGCAAGTTATAACCAACGAAAATACTGGCTATAAACATGCTAACAACAGATAGAATTCGAATACTCATATTGATTATGATTTATTCGTAGAACGATGTTAAAATGAACTCTTTAACTTTCTTCAGAAACTTAAACGAGGGCGTTAATTTTTTTTTCGCCGCTTGCTTTTTCAGGGTATTCACCCTCTTTCGAAGAAGTTATGTAGTTCTGACAATACTCTGCCAAGCGATTTGCCGGATCACGATACAGATTGATAATCTGTCCAACACACATGCGAAGTTCGTCTGTGGTAGGAACATGATCCTTTTCGAAGTAGTTTGTACGAATTACTCCAAGAATTTTCTTGGCGTCTTTCTTCGCATTTTCCATTTCGGTCTTCTTGTCTTCTGCTACTTCATCCATGTTGATGTTAGCATCGTTGAACAGCTTTTCGATATATTCTGTTCCAAGAGAACCGATAACGGCCTTCAAGGCTTTATCGTCTTGAGGTTTGGCGTTCTCATCTTCTTTCAACTTCATGCGCACATTCTCTTGAATGAGAGCTTTATGAGCACTTGCGATTTGTTCTTCAGACCAGCCGACTTTGCTGATATGATGATGCAAGAGTGAATGAGAGAAGATCGGAGATCCTAATTGCGAGTCGTATAGATATACTGCTCGGCCAAGACCACGGAGAAGACTTGTAGGATTAGTTATACTAATGATTTCGTTAATCCACTCTTCTACGGTTTTGTCGTCCATAGCGAGCTTCTTATTAGCATCTTCTTCATTGGTCATACGCATTGTACGATACCATTCTACTGCGTTTACTAATGCTGTTGCTGTATTGTTATCGGAACGAAGTAAATACTCGAGAGCTTTCTTTACATCTTCCGCGGATTGAATCTTTTTAGGATCCAATTCTGGTTTTTCTTCTGTGCTTTTACCTGCGTCCTTTACGAGTTCTTCGGGTACTTTTGACTCCTTGAAATCGATTTGCATTTGACCATCGTTTCCAGGAAGTGCTTTTGCGGGTGCGAGTTCAATTCCCAACAATGCGGCCATACCCTGCAACGGCAGAATCTGATCAGCATTGACTGTGAGCATCAACTGCCCAGAAGTATTACGTTCGATTACTTCTTGACGTAAGTCTACCAATGCGAGCAAGGTTATTACATCCATACTACGGTTCAGATCGTTATACAACTCCGGATAGTTCTTCTGAAGTTCTTCATTGTTGTAATAACGGGTTGTCATAGAATGCAAGAGCATTGCTTTTGCATCGAATGATGAACCTGTACGGTTCTTACCAGTAGGTATCACTCCTGTTAATTTGTTGGCGCGATCTACTTCTTTTTCACCAGCATCTTCAGGAATAATTGTAGGAATCTTGTCCTTCTTCTCCTTAGGTTTGTCTTTGGGTGCATTCTTCTTAGGAGTCGGCTTCGGATCTTCCTTCTTTTCTTCCGTCTTCTTTTCGGTTGCTTGCTGGTTTTTCATTTCTGCAGGCTTTTCTGTAGGTTTCTTCTTCTCGTCTTTTGGTTGTTCTACGGTAGTATTTTCTACGGTAGTCTTAGTTTCTGCTGCTTTTGCTTCTTTTTCAGCTCTTTTTGCTGCTTTAATTGCTTCGCGACGTTCCTTCTTCGTCATTTCTTTTGTTGCCATAATTTTTGATAAATTTTTGGTGGTTAATAAACAATTTTAATTCAGTCGATAGGTTATTTAAAGAGGTCAACTATCATCCTCTATAGATGGTGAGTCACGTCCATTAGTCTCGGTATTACTAATTAAAACTATGTCACGCAAACTTTCTGTGTATTTAGGTATGTTACCTGCAACCCCAGTTAGGCAAGTGGTAGCATCTGATTCTGCAAATACTACTAAGCTTTGCATGCATCCTAAATCTACAGTGTTTGTAGTTTCAATTAGCTGAGTTTGAGAGGTTTTGTTGTCATCAATATGACCGATAACCTCTCTCCCCAACATACCTACTAATAGACCAGCCATGATTGTGGATAAGAATGTCCACCACATTTTCGTGCTTCGGAATAAACGCGAAGCGACAAATGCGATCATAAGTAATAAAATAATACTTGCTGCTGGCATAAAAGTAAAGTTTTAGTTTAACAATTGTTTTAATTTCTCTCTAGCCTTGTTGAGCGTGGATTTTACCTGGCTTTCACTAAGGCCTAACTGTTCTGAAATCTCTTTGTAAGAGAGATTTTGAACGGTTCGTAGTTCGAGTATATTTCGATACTTGAATCTCAATCTACTAAAAGCTTCTGATAAACGAGAATCGGTTTCTTTGAAGATATAATCTTCTTCAGGAGAGTAATCTGCAGTACTACCCAACTGAATGTTACAATTCTCGTCATCATCAATCCAATATAAGCTTGAGTCTTTCTTATACCTACGTATATAATCGATACTACTATTTATAGCTATTGTTTTTAGCCATAATTCAAATGAAATATCGTTTACATAACTATCTAGTTTAGTAAACGCCTTTACGAATGCCATTGATAAGATATCATCTGCAACGTCTTTATTATTGACTATCTTAATGATAGTAATATAAAGAGGTCTTTTGAACATTTCGTAAAGTTTTGAGAAGGCAATTTGTTTACCTTCTTTAGCCTGTTTGATCAGGTCAGATACTTCTTGTTTATCTTTCTCTGTCATAGTAACGGGCTTTTAATATGTGAATATGCGGCCGATCAAAGCCGCATACCCTTAAAATGGCAAACCTAATATATTAAGACAATAATAGTCAGACCAGGATTTATCCATTTGTTTATATGTATCCCATATGCATTCCATGAATTCTATTTTCATTTCTCTAGTTACAGTAGGGATAAATAACTTGTTTATCATGCCACAGATAATTCTGATTCTTACTTGTATGGTTACTTTATTATCGATACCAATTCGTTGGATAACATTTCTGTCAAACCAACAAATTATATGACTTACAGAGTTTGTAGTGTTTTTTCTAAAACTATCTATTTCTTTTAGTTCTTTATCGTATAATTTTAAAAAAGTATACCATTCGTTTCTCCATTTAAATTCATTGTATCTTACTCCCCATGGGGTATATACATGATTAGTAAGTGAATTTACGATCATAAGTTTCTAAATTTTCTTGCCATTTGCATGATAAGCACGTTTATTTGCGATAATGAAAGATTAGTTCTCTCCATAATATATGCTCTAGTTCGTGTGGTGTCACGTCTAGTTTTCATATCATGAATATACTTTTCTTCAAATTCTTTCATTTCGTTATTTGTGATGTTTGGCACCTTTGTACCACGAATCGTTTTACGATAAAGTGGTAATTTTGCAATATCTGAATATTCGTATTCAATGAATATGAATTGATCAGGATTGTTTATTACTTGTTGAATTTCAAGTGATTCACTGTTTAATATAGTAAATTTACCGTCAATTACGAGATCATTTACTAGTAAAGCTTCATTGATATTCAATAATGGCGCTTCGCCTTCGATATTGGCTAATAATTCGAATTTTTCGCCAACGATTCGATATATACCTGGATGATTGAGTCTCATGATTTCTTTGTATTAATTTCTTTTTTAAAATTTTCTACAACTCCCATAGCTTCACTCATATTAATTTCTGGATATCTTTCCATTACTTTAGATACAGCTTCCATATCTGAGCGACATTCTCTTAGTAAATTTACGAATTCTGTTTTTTCGTGCTTAGAATCAAACCAAGCGAAATATTTAACGCGCATATTCTTTGTAATTTTTGATTTTGTTGTCTAATTCTTTCCACTTAGTTAGATCTTCTACATCAGTCATATCAATTAAATGATATATGGCTGTACCTTTTTCGGTAATAGAATGAAATATGAGTTTTATACGACTCAACCCTTCTTTGTAATGATATTTATTTTTGAATTGTTGAGGTACTGCACCATAAATGCGTTGAACAACTTGTTCTTTCATACGCATTTCTAAACAAGCTTTTTCTACCGGTTCTGGTAGATTACGTCTAATAAATGTTATTAATCCCATTTCAAATTAATTTATTGATTAAACTTAATTTTAATAGTAGTAGAGGGGAGAATCGAACTCCCCATAGAACTTAATCTAGGTAACCTCCCTACTCCAGCTTTTTACGACATTAGCTTAGCCGTTGACTTCCTGTATCACGCTGCGGCGATACGAGTGTAGTCTGTTACGAAAGTTTTGCCATTTATCGGCTTTATTGACCTATTCACTACATCTCATCGCTAATCAAAAACCGTTTACCCCCTTAATATAATATACATAAAATAGAACGTTTCTTGTGTAAATTAATTACGTAAACATTACTTAGTGGAGGTAGGGGCATCCGAGAGCCCCGTCTTAACGATTGTATAATGACCTAACAGTCAATAGTAGGCTAGTGACCGACCAAAGTTACTAGCCTTATTTGGTCTTAGGATGGTTAGTCCTATAATTCTGATCTTGATAATATACGAATATGTGTATAAAGCATATTTATTACTATATACAGATTCTAAGATTCTGCATATTCTGTCTGACTTGATATCACGACTAAAGCTTTTCTCTATTGCTAGAGGACAATCTTATTGTCGCGATCTCAGACTCATGATCAGTGGTTCACGGTAGCTCCTCATGGCTGATTCAAAGATTCTGCATGAGACCTGTTAATTCAGGTCTTTGTACCGCCGTGCTTTGTACACCGTACTTTTTTCACGCGTAGACATACATTAACTATTGATTCAAAGATTCTAAGTTTGGAGCCTCTTTTATTTGTTAATCACGGCTAGGAATGAATTCGCCGTATCTCCAATTCCATGAAGTTGGGAAAATATTGTCGAGGTCGCGCTGTGATTCGTCAATATCTTTTCCAATTTCAATCAAGTCTTTGTCGAGTTGCTTTTTCAGTTCCCTTGCCTCCTTGTCCCAAGCAGTCGTCGGTTTCTTTCCACTCTTGATATCTTCGGCCAAAGCGGATAGATCCTTCAGATACTTCTTGTTACGTTGGTTGATACGATTAGAGCGTCGTACAGCTAATACAGAGCTCTTGATCGTATAGTCGCACTTCTGAACAATATTCTTCAATTCTTCAGTAAGTTTCTCCTTCCTTCGTTTGGCAATGTCTTCGGCTGCTGCTGTGACAATTTCTTCGGTAACGATGGAAGCGTTTTTGATTACTTCTTGGATGTTTTCTTCGTTCGCATCACTGAAGATCGAGGTTTTCACCTCTTTGGTTTCTTTTTCTTTTGCCATAATTGATTTACGTTTAATTGATTTAACATATGTTAATTAACACGATTATACGCTTTTTTACGTTTTTGCCAAGCTTTGAATTTTCTTGTGCGATAGCTTTCTTTTTCGCCAGCTTTAATTTCTTTCCTATTTTTATAGGATTGCATTCTTTTGATTGTATTTTCTCTTACAATAGTAAGATAGATACTTTCTCTTTTTACATTAGCTAAACGTTTTTCGTCTTCTTCTGCTTTGCTAAAATCAAAATCAGACTTTAATTCTTCTGGTGTGAAATCGTATTTTTTTGCACGTTTTTTGCAAAAATACATTAAATGTCTTAATCCCATGTTTTTTAATTTTGATTTTTAAATAAAAAGAACTATTTCTACTTATTCGTACGTCTTATTTAGTAGATAACCCCTGCTCTTCTCCAGACCAATATAAATTGGTTGACCGTTGTATGGTCCCTTGTACTCTTGCCTTTTGGGCTTCCATTAGGATTCTGGTTATAAAATAGTTCTTAGGTTGACTGAATCCACCATGTATACTAAGTTTTAGTTAGTAATATATAGTTGCTAATTCGGACTCTGGCAAATTCGAATTAGCTTCTATTTCTGGTTGTATTCTGAGTTTACACTCATGACTACATTCACTACAGTTGATTTTATTATCTTGTGTAGGGCAATCTTGTTTTATCTCCATAATTTTTTATCACGTTTGTATGGTTCCATTTTTTTATGCTTTGGTCTCTTTTTGAACTTTTCGTCAAAGATTTTTATTGAAGTTTCTGCTTGTTTGATGTTTTTGTTCATGTCTGAAACTTCTTTTCTGAATTTATTTCTAAATTCTACTTTTTTCTGGCTCATATCTGTTGGATAATTTTGAGATAAGCGGGAATGTTTTGTAAACCATGTTCACGGAGAATTTCCATTTGTCTTTTTGTTGGATTCGTTAAGCTTTGAACAATTTCTGACGAATATGCTTTTGTATCATTCAACATCCACGTAATGAATTTACGTCTGTATGCCGCTTGATCTGCAAGTGGTTGTTCTCCACATGCGCCTAATACGTCTTTGCAAAAAGCTTGTAATTGTACTTCTTTTGCTGTTTCTATTTCAGTTTTTGAAGGTTTCTTTGCTGGTGTAACAATGTGTTGTACTAAACATTTTGCGACATCTTCATCGTACAGTATTGCTGTTTTGATGGTTTCGTTATTGATTGTTACTCCTGGCGATTTCAACAATGCTGAAATCATATTGGACATTGCGTTTGTTTCATGTGGTTCTTGTCCAAGAGAACCATCAATTAAAATAACTATTGCTTTCATAACTTATTGATTAAGTGTTTTGATTTCGATTTCGTATTCATCAAGTTCAGTAAGTATTTCATCAAGAGTATGCTTACTTTTTAACTCGAAATAAGGCACAATTTCAATCCAATCATTTGGTTTATTCTTGCATAATGTTCTTGCCATACTCATTGGAATACCGAGTATTTTAGTTACAGCAAGCATGTTTGCAAGATAATGAGTGGTATTGAATTTAATTGCTGTCAGAAACACTTTAGTATTCTTCTGTGTATGCATCTTCTAAAGTATTTATGATTTCTTCCATTGTGTTGCTTACACTTAATGGGGCGCAATTGTTGAAATAAATTTTTCTACAATCTTTTTCATTAAGTTTTACTTCGCTTATGTTTGCGATACTTTTGATATCGACTAAAGCTGTTTTTGTTTCTGGTAAGTCTGTAAACACTTGATCTACTACCAGAAAATGTCCGATTACTTTCATTTTGATAAATTTTTTTTGGTTAAACATTTTGATGACGCCCAGGGTACTCTGGGATTTTCTATTCTGATCAGTACCGATTACACATTTGTTATTAGAAAAGAACAAAAATCTACATTATTGTTAATTTTTAATATGACTATCTTACTTTAGTTTTAACTCGTAAGCAGAAATAAGCTGTCAAACTATTTCTTATTGGAGTACCTGATTTTAACGTCCGCACGATCACTATGTTCTTGCATCCTGATTTACTGAGTTATGCAAGCCTAACTCTTAAAATAGGACATAGTTTACGCCCCACAGGTTTGTCATCTTCTGAGGACGTCATACCTATCCTCACAGACTAGTATGACTTAAAACATAAAAAGGTAAAGTGACACAAATAAAAAAAGTTATTCCAATTTATCTGGAATAGGCTTTGTTGGTAAGCTGTCTGGTTCAATTTGTTCTTTATACCTTTGAGCTCTTGCCCCTGATTGCACTGCATTATATGTCTTCGGATTGTTTTCATATATGTATACAATATCCGAATTTGATAGACTTGTACCGTGATTCATGAGTATGTCAATAAGAACCACATCCGGCATTGTTATAAATATACTATCAATTCGTTTGCATTCACGAGCATATTCTCTAAATTCGAGAATATCTTGTATGCTTGGCTCAGCATATGCCGTATCTTCGCATACAATACCTTCTTGTAACCCAATATCGTTTCCACGATCAAGGAGTTTGTTAATCTCAGGTCCGTTATTGTGGACAATGAAACCAGTTGTAACACATGCGATAATCATCGCGATTAACCACCAAATCCAGTTGTGGCTTTTCTTTTTTTCTAAATTTTCCATTTTGATAATAATTTTAATTAATGTTATATGTATAGATTATAAATAACAGCATTATTATAAAGCTTATTGTTGCATATTCTGCGCACTCGATGCTTTTCTTTTTTTCAAGAATTAACAAACAAACAAAACTAAGAGTTATAAATCCTCCAGTAATCATAGCAAATATTATTATGATTACTTTCAATAATATTATTTCCATATACTATTCCGCCATTTTCGATCAACATCTAACCAAAAGTCTGATCCTTCTACGGTATAAGACCATGGAAATAATCCACTAAATGTGTTTTCTTTATGGCATACTAGGAATCTGACTATTTCTGGTGCAGTTCTTAATCCTGTTTGTTCTCGTATAACATAAGTTAACCATTGGTGTAAAATTTTCTTCTTAATCAAGAACATTAATAATCTTAATGGCATATATACTATAATATGATGCCTTGGATTTACTGGTTTAATCATTTTGATAATATTTTAAAGTTAATAATGTACCCTAGCAATGAACGACTATTGCAAAAGCTTTCTTAAGGCTTGTTTTACGTATGTTTAAACTATAGGGCTAGAATCATTGGTTCACCACTCCAATGAAGAGCTGAATAATATATTGGTAGCTACTCCAATATATTACTCCCATCCACATTTGTTTGGCAAGAACTAGTTGTGGCACCGAATGTTTTAGGTAATGGCCTTACCTATTAACATTAATCCCAGTTATGACAACTAAACATATCAGGAATAATTGTCAAAGTCGGAGACCTGAAATGTATGCTGATATCATACATTTCTAAAAATACGCATCCAAGCGCAGCTGTCTGTCCAGCGTCAATCGTCATTTAATTCCCGATTTGCTATTAAAATATAATTTAATTATTAATTACGTATACTATTCATTATTCTATATAGCATTATTACGTAATTTTTGTTAATAGGAGAATTATGCTTAATACATTCTGTAATATGTATTAAGAATAATATTTGAATCACATAATCAGAATAATTAAAGTTTGGTATGCAGAAACGATATTCAACAGTATTAAACTCATTATTAAATCGAATAATACCGTTCAAATCTACCCATCTTTCAAAATCAGAAATACACGATATTTTATGTAAATCAAAAATTTGTACAAATTCTTCTAAAATTTCATAATTTAGAATAATATCTACAAAAGTTTGTTCTAGATCTGCAAAGTTTCTTCTACCTTCGTTAACCATACTGTTAACATTTGATTTTATTCTTTCGTAAGAATTATCAAATTTACAATCAACATGCATATGCACACTACTATTATTAGCAATTGCTGCATTTTCTTGCATATCTTGTAATAAAGTATATAAACCTTTAAGACCTTTAATACCGTTAAGACGAATCCTATTTTCTCGTAATCGAGAACGCATTCCTCCATCATAACCAGAATCGTATTCTGTACAATTTTGTTGTAAAATACGTTTCACAATTTTTTCAGAGGTTTCATTTGAAGCATCATGTTCTATTTCAATACCAATATTTAGCCAATTTAATGTCTTAATCTTTTTCTTAATTAATTTAGTTTCTTTTTGCGTTTCATGTATCGAATTATAAGTACATATTAAAAGTTCAATGCCATGAATACAATTTTTAATTTGTTCTTTAGGTTTATTCATATGTCCACAAATAGCATTGAAATGTATATGATTTCCAACTTGTTGATTCGCTAAAAGTTCAATAATATCAGTAGTACCTGATACCGAATTACCTTCTGTAAGAGTAACATTAAATCTATTAGTATCATATATATTTCTCGCAGAATCTGGTAATAAACGTGCTGCTTCAATTGCTATCATATCTTTATCTGTAATTATAAAATCAATAGCCGATGAGAAATCATAATTACAATTAGATTCTATATCATATGCTTTAAGATATACTAGTAATCTATTCAATTCATTAATCATTTGTGAATCTTTCGATAACTTTTTATTAGTACTTACAATACGGTGATACGGCCATATTCTATTTATATATTGCCATAATAAGTTCTTGTTTCTTTGCTTCATTTTAAAGGCTTCCCATGCGAATGGTGATGAAGCGAGTGCTGTAATGCACGATTCTTGCCATTTAGTCATAATAAATTAATTTAATAGTTTAAAAAGCTCTATATGGTAGAAATACTATATAGAGCTTTATTCATTTTTACCATCTGGTTCTTTCTCCAGGACAATCGGATGTGCTAGTCGGTGCTTCTTTACGTTCAGCTTGTTGCTTACCGGCAGCGGAAATAATTTCGTCGCAAAGACTACGTAATTCGGCGTTCTCTTTGTAAGCCTTCGTAGACTTCATAGCCACGGCGATTGTTGCTTCTTCTGCATTACCTTCAATAAGTTTCTTAGCCTTAGCATTTGCTGCTAGCTTAATGTCATTTCTCTTGAGAAAATCTTTAATTTTTTCCATAATTTTGATAATTAATGAATTAAACTTTAAATTAATTTAAAAGTGTTTGTACCCGAAGCGGGAGTCGAACCCGCACACCCTGTATGGATATTTCATTTTAAGTGAAATGCGTATACCAATTTCGCCATTCGGGCATTTGAGATATTAGTTTCAGGGTAGAATAGGAAGTTTTGTTAGACCCTTACTTACACACTCACCACGTGAAGGTTATCTCATGAGTGCACCTAGCATATCGATCTTCACAGACTAATATGCTAGATCTTTACATAAAAGAAAGAAGGTTTTATAAAGTGGCTAATGACTAGGCTACACTTAGCCCAAATAAATGTAACAAGATTTGTAACGTGAAGTATTTATACGCGAGATTGAGAAGTAAATTGTTACATTGCATGATTTTTAAGTCCGCACTAATACTTTATGAAGGGTATTTTTACCGTATTGTCTCTCATAAAGATATAAGCCCCACATGCTTGTCATGGATTCTCACCATAAAGAGCGGAGAGGTACTACCACAAACCTCTCCATGGTCGCGCTTTCCTGCCGAGGTGACCAGCCTCTAGTAGTTTACTAGATTATACACTCAGGATATAATCTTGTCTTTGATTTCTCTGCACTAATATTAGATGCAAAAGTCTCTCTATACTGATATCACTCTTTCTACGAATTATCTAGCTAGTTTAAATATAATTTTTCGAAATGCTACACACAATATAGGTTTACTTTTGTGCGCTCATCTAAATATAAGCCCCACAAAGTTGACACTGATTCTCACAGTGTAGAAACTCTTTACTTTCATGCGCTACCTTTGACATATTTAGGCTGCAATTCAGTAAAGAGTTTAATAAAGATAAGTGTAATATATTTGCTCAGTGCAGCTTGAGGCCTTAACTATACTAAGATATCTATATATGCACGGATATCACTTTCTCTTATCTTTTTTATTTGTAAGCACTACCATTTTGGCTGGTCGTTTGCCTATTTCTCTATGCTTACTATTCGATTGGTTTCTTCAACATGTGTACGGAACCTACGTATTATTTACATGTCCCCAGTTTTCGGCAATACAATATTCTTTTCTTGCTAGAATACGAACTGTAACCCACTAACGTGCGGCTGTACGTTTACTCACACTATATAGCTTGAGTAAAATTCATGAATTTTAATTAATTTTCACAACACATTATTTATCAGTTAGTGTCATACTGTCAAGCACCATTGTCCTCTGTTTTGGTACAGCGTTATTCTCCGTTGCTTGCTTTAAGATTAGTTACTTTATTTTATGAGTCAAACCTAAACTCAATCGTACGATCTTCCACTCTGCATTAAACAGGCTTGTGACTGTCTTTATCTGGCTGCATTAGAAGAGTAACTATAGTAATATGGTATGTTAGCGTTACCTAACTCTTTATGAGGTCATACCTGACTCATAATACTATAGTTTAACGAAGTAAATTGCAATCTCACGATTGTAGAAGGATATTTGCCTTTCACAGAATAGTTACTAAGCGAAATGTGTATAGAATATCTTATAATATTAAACCAATAATAAATAATAGGCCTATTAATAGACCAAATCCTAAAGCTTCTAAACTATCTTTCATATGTATGCAATTTAATGTAACAGAAATCATCATATAAACATTCTTCTATTAATTTGTCTATTTCTTCAATAGATTGATTTGTTTTTTCGAATGTTTTAGTATTCCCCATACAGTAATCAGCTAAATCACAGTTGAAACAAGATGAGTCATAGTCTCCTACAAATGGTTCTAAAACATATTCTTTTTTCATATATTTATTGTAGTTAAAGATTGCAATTTATGTATTATCTATTGTTTCTATTGTTTTTTGTTGGTTTGTTTCATCATCATATTTAATGAAATTAAATTCATTCCACCATTTATCATCTTTTGTATTTGCACAAAGATTTTTGCATTCATTGAATTTGTCTTCAGCTTTTTCTTTATCTGTTGATGCAAATATAATCCTTGTAAAAGATTCTATGCTATCTGATGATGTTTCTAATATGATATATATCATAAGTTTGTTATTTCTTTTAAAATCTCATCTAATAATTTTAAATGAGCTAATAGAAATGGTTTATCTTTTGGATTACTCATAATTCTATGATATACCCAGTATTTGTATTCTTTTGTATATTCCATATCTATTATAATGTGTTTTACACCTAAACCCTGTGACTTATCACCGTTAGATTTACAATTAAGTAATTTATGCACATTTATTACCATCTTTATATCAGGATAGTAGCCGTGCCAGCTTCTAACTAAGTCACAAGGAAAACTGGTGCCCTCAACAACTTGGGAAGTTATTAAGTTTTTATAATACGTATTTATTTATTTTCAAGATATACTCGATTGAGTACGCCAATGGCTATGCACCATACTGCAAAAAACACACGTAATATTACATGGCAGCTTGCAATCCATTGAACATCCCATGCGCAAAATGATAGTATTGCAAATGTACAAATTGCTGTTAATACTGTTTCTTTGATAAACTTTTTCATATGATATATTGTTTTAAGTAAATAATCAATGAAAATGCCTGTCTTTCCAGGCTGTCACTTTCTTTCAAGTTGTCATCTATTAATTAGAATGATGGCATTGCGGGTGTTGGTTGACCATTGAATTGACCTTGACCTTGAACTTGCTGTTGAGGTTGAGGTTGTGGAGCTGTTTGTATAACTTGCCCACTTACTATCTCTGGCTGAGCTGTTGGCATTGCTTGTGGCGTTCCGTCTTCTTTTGCAGGAATGCAATATGCACTGAATGCTCTTTGTCCAACTTCTTCTGGTGAACCTCCGCGTATCCATTGTTTTTCGTTAAATTCGTCAAGATAATATTGACAGAATATACGAAGAGTTGTGTACAAAATAGGAGTATCGCCCTTTTTGACTAATTCACCTGCTTGTATTGCAGGTCGTGCTGCTCTTGTAGGAGTAGCTGGCTGTGCAGGATGCGATGATAAATGTTGTTTATAGAACTTCTGAGGCGGTACCCAGTCAATCCAACAACCTGTTACGGTTGATAGTTCTTCTGGTAGTTGAGCATCTTGTTGTGCTGTTCCTCCGTGTGCTATTGATAATAGTGGAGTAAATGCTGCAACAATAGCGTCAATGAAACATGTGAATATCTGGGTTGGTTCCCAAATACACATAGTGTTCTGAAGGTCTGCAACTAAATATTTCTTACCTGCATTCTGTTTGCCTTGCTCTACAGTCTTGATGACTGGATTTAAAATACGATAACGTGCCATAATTGTATGATTTTTTGGTGAATAATTAAATTAATCGCTATATATTAAGCGGTGGAGAAAATTATGTTTGGATTTGATTTGCGATTATGTTCGGAAATTGGGATAACCTCTCAATCCCACAACTTCACAAATCCTTAAATCCTTTCTTTTTTCTCTCCAATTTGTGGCAGATGGGGCTGAATTGTTCCCGGTGCGCAGCCTTTACCAACAATACTCAGTACTGTGTAATCAGTACCGGATATTGTGTAGTAAATACTGTTCTATTACTGCCGTGTGTTGGGAGTTGGGTCTGAATTGTTCTGTTGTTTATCAGATATTAATCCTCCACATATCTAAACCATAGGAATAATAACAAACATATCACTCCTGAAGCAAAATGTATATCGCTCATAATACTTATGATAATAACTAAAATTAATAATCTAAATTACCAATAAGTTACAGTAGAGATTGAATTGCATCCGTATGCGTAGGAATACAGGCATTAAGCCTGTACCCTTGCAATACGTGTGTAACAATGATAATGAGATGCAACTTGTTTTGCTAATTTAATTGCTGCATCAATATCTTCTAACAGCTTTGTGCCTTGCTTAACAGCACCGTTCTTTTGATAAGCATCTATTCTGTATTTCATAGTGATTAAAAAAATAATAAAAAAAACGACAGTCTTTGCACCCCTCTTCCGAATTCCTGTCAGTCACGGAAGAATAGTCTATACTCAGCTTTTTGAGTTTTAGGGTAGACGACCCAACGGGGTATTCCCGCCGATCGATGACAGAGGGGGGTGAATTGGGGATAGTTCCACACACTCACAAAAATTCTTAAAATTTTTTTGTAAAAATTTTTTACTAATTTTTATTTTTATTTAACTTTTACGTTAATAATATATAAATAATTTAAATAAAAGTTATGGATATTGAAAAAATTTATAAACAATTAACCGAAATTAACAATCGTTATTCTAATAAATCTGTTAAAATATGGATTAGCGGAGTAACTAATGCTAAAACAGCATACGAATTAGATAATAATTTATTTACTGAAATAACCCATTATATAGGGCATATCCGGAGTAATGAAAACAATATTATCAAGATTGAAGCACAAACTATACCAGAATTAAGAGATATGATAGATCAGTATTTGATTACAAACAATTTGTAAATATTTTTTACTTAATTATTGTATAAATCCTTAACAAATGTTAAAATATTAATACCAAATTAACAAGTACTACGTTATTATGTATGTGCAAAGGGGGTAAGGGGGTATTACTAAGAACAGTAATAATAACTTAAATAGTTACTCTTACTCTAGATAATTTATTTTTATTATGATGGATACACGTATTAATACAGCATTGATTACTACTTCTGAATATAAAAACTTACTTCTAAAAACAGAAATAAGAGATTCAAAAGAGAGGTATGAGAATGCGGCAAATGAATATAGAAAGAAGTACAATGAAGTATACGATATTGTGAGAAAAGATTATGAAGACAAGATTAATAATCTCAATAATCAAATCAGTTCTTTAAATGTCGAAATAGAAAGACTAAAACATAGTAATTCGGAATTGTACTGGAAAGTATGCACTTGGAAAGATATCGTAAAACGTTATAGATCACATTGGGCTGTTAAACTATTTATTGGAAAGAAATATGAGACTAATTAATTCGGGTTTAGAGATATTAGAACAACAACCAGGTTTAGATGGTATGTACAAACAGATTGAATTAGCTGGTAGAACATGCTATAAATCTGAGGATAAGATTACTGAAGATAGTGCTAAAGCATTTGTAGATAGAATGATTAAGTCCCGCCACGGGGCAGTACTTGAACATGGTACTGTTTACTTAAAAATAACCAAAGACAACAGTAATATACCACCAGCAATGTTATTTTGGAGAAACGGGAATAAATATTCTAAAGTAGTTCAACAAGACGATGTATATTATGTTACAACTAACTTTAGAGTTATAATTGAAAATAACAGATTAGATGATCTACAATATATCTGTGAACCAACTGAATATCACGAAAAGCGCATTACCGTTAAATGGACTTGTGATAGAGGTATCCTTGCAGAATTTACAAGACACAGAACATTCAGCTTCGCCGCTGAATCTACAAGATATTGTAATTATTCTAAAAATAAGTTTGGAAACGGATTAACTTTTATTATTCCTAGTTGGGTTGATGATATTTCTAATAATACAGTATTAAATGGGTTAGAGGAAACATTTAATTTCGTATAGAGTGACTTAACAAAACAGGAAGTTAAATTGAAAGTTAGTGAGTATACTAAAACATTTTTATACACGGCAATAAATTCTGAGTTAGGTTATCTAAACTTGATAGAAAATGGATATAAACCACAACAAGCAAGACAAGTATTACCAAATGCTTTAAAGACAGAGTTAGTAATGACAGGATTATTATCTGATTGGATTCATTTCTTTGAATTACGTTGTGCTCCTTCAGCTCACCCAGATGCACAGAAATTAGCTAAAGAATTACTAGTCAAATTAAATGAAATGTATCCAGGTAAATTTGACGAACTATACAACAAATATATAAATCACGATGGAGAATAAAGTAACTTTAGATCAATTAAGAAACGTATTACAGGATATGAATTATAATCCAAGTATTACTTGTGATGATAACGGTATTTTTAAAATCGATTTAGGAAATAACCAATTCATATACGCAAATGAAAAATTCGTAAAAGAACTTCATAAAGAAATGTTGACGAGGTATACTAATAATAAATTCATTAATGCGTATAATCGATACTATGGAAACTGAAAGTGTAAAGAACGATTTTAAAGATCACAAATTAAGATGGGATTTACTCCCATTAGAAGAAATTGAAGATATTGTTAAAGTATATACAGCCGGTGCTGAAAAATACGGTCCAAATAAGTGGCAAGGTTTACCTGACGGATACAATAGATATAAAGGTGCTATGTTAAGACATTTAATGGAATACGAAAAAGGCAATACGTTCGATGAAGAAACAGGATGTCTACATCTGGCTGCGGTAGCTTGGAATGCAATAGCGATGTTATACTGTGATAAACATAATAAAGGATTGAATAATGGAGAAGGAAGTAAGAGCTAAAGAAGGACAGCATATCATTTATAAAGATAAAGAATATGTATTAATTAATGAAAAAGTAAGAGGCGGATGCCAAGGTTGTGTATTAAACGACAATAATGCGTGCAGTAATTATTTGCTAAAGTATTGCAGACAAGGATTTATACTAAAGAATATCTAATGAGACAGAAAGATCCTATCATAGCAGATATGATTAAAAATGAAACAGAAATACCATTTGGTAATATCAAAGTTATTGTTAAGTCTAGCCCTACAGGAACATGCGATGGTTGTTATTTCTTAGGCAAGAAATGTCCAAATAGAGCTGTAACGATATGTTGTTCAAATGGTGGAAATATATTTAAATTAGTAGAAGAATAAACAATATGGAAGATAAAGTATTAGAAACAGTAGTAAATGGAATTGAGTATACGGTATTGAAGGATGTTCTTGTAAAACCTTTAGATCCTATTATGGTTACTAAAGAAATTACAGAACAAATACCAAATGGTCAGAAAGACGAAGACGGTTATAATCTCTACGATACTAAGACTGAGACAAAGGAAGTTGAATCTGATTGGGCTACTGGTGTAATATTACAGATTCCTTCAGATATTGAAACACAATTCAAAGTAGGTGATACTGTTGTTTACAATAAGAAATTTGCAAAGGATTTCGATTTATTTAAGAATAGCCAGTTAGTTAAAGCCTACGACATTATTGCAATAAAGAAATGATGGAAGGAATTTGTTTGATAGGTTTGTATGTAGCATTAATATGGTTAATAGCATATAAATTAAATAAAACTAAAGAATAATATGGAATATAAAGTTATTAAAAGTTTCGGTATTGCGAAGAAAGGTGATATCTTTAAATATAATGTTGACACTAATACATTTGAAATGATAGATGAAAACAATGGTTTTAATCGTTATATGGCGATAGATTGTAATACGTTGGAGATCTATGAGAAAAATGGAAATGTCATAGAATTGAAACATTCAAACGGTTACTTAGAAAAGACAATTAAAGAAACAATTGAATTTATCGATTCTTTACTTGAGCAATACGATTCAGATCTTAATGAAACAATTAGAAAATTTAATAATGGTGAAATACAACCATGCGTTAAATTGGAAGCTGAAACCGTATATTATAACCTTACTAAGGTATTAAAAGAAATTAAGAGTAAATTAATTGCATGATATGAATAAACTTGTTAAGACAGTATCTAAAGCTGATCTATACAAGGAATTCTTAAAGTCTTTAAATGGTATATTAGATTTAACTGATAGGGAATTGGAGTTATTGGCAACATTGATTGACATTGATGTCAATACTCCAAAACTCCCGAATATAAGTAAGAATGTTATCAGTACTGATAATAGAAAGTATATACGTAAAACATTAGGTATTACTCCAGATAATCTAAGTAGGTACATTACTAAATTTAAAGAGAAAGGATTCTTAGTTAAAGGTAAAATCGAAGACGAAGTTATAGTCAATAAGATATTAGTACCTGAGATAATCGGCGATAGAATACAAGTTACGATAATACTAAGAATAAATGAAAAAGATAAAAATTAACTATGTACCACTGAATGCCGGTACAATATTAATATGGAAAAAGCACAATTTCTTTAAAGAATTGTGGTATAAGATTAGAAGAAAAGAGCTACCTTATAACAGAGCGTTATTACTTAGAGATAATACTGAATATTGTTATGTCAAAGGATTGAAAGATGTTAAGATTTATACTCCCATAAGAAAATATAACAATAAAGAAATAAACAAATTGAAACAGATAATTTCTACTGTATCCTGTGATTGGGCAGAAATAATGCATGTAGCAAATATAATTAGGCCAAAAACATTCAACAATATTCCGTTATTTGTCGATAACAAATATTTATCAGATAATAATTATTACAGATTAATCGATGTAGATAAAGAAAGCAAAGAGTATATATACTGAGTTAAGTAATAAGTACAATTTGCCTTATCAAGTAATAGAAGTCATATGTAACAGTCCCTTTCATTTTCTAAATGATGTAATAAGTAATTATGATAGTAAACCTGTTAGGTTTACTTATCTAGGAAAAATAAAGGTTAAGAAAAGATATGAAAAAGAAGCTCAATGTTGATAAATACGACCCTAAAATTTATCCAAGAAAGTTGTGGATTACTACAGAGATAGATAAGTTAAATGAACAATTCGTATTTGTAAATGGTATAGATAACTTAGAGAATTGTTCTACATATCATGAAATACAACGTGATTTTGAATATGATACTAGTATAGCATTAACTTGCGCAGTAATGAATATAGCAACTGATGAATTGGGTGTACTTATCATATTAATGAATGAGAATAAAGTAACTACAGAAGTAATAGCACACGAATCGGTTCATGTAGCTGATTATTTCTATGAACAATTAGGTTTATATTCACAAGACTTCTCTAGCGGAAATGAAGCATATGCGTATTTAGTTGGTTGGTCAGCAGATTGTATTAGTAACACTTTAAATAAAATAAGAAAACAAGATGACTAAAGAAGATAGTTTAATCCAGTGGAAATTAGAAAAAGCATTTGTTCAAGTTGAAACTTTGTCAAAGCCTTTGCAAAAGTTATATGCTGTAGTAGATAAATGTATAAATGAAGGTGTGTTGATGTATGATGAATTTAGTAGTGATATGATTGATGAGATTACTAATAAAATTATCAACAATACCAAAGAAAATATAGATGAAAATCGAGCTCAAATGATTGATGATATTTGCAAGGAATTAACTAAGAAGTATGAGGCAAAATATAAAAACAGAGAGTCTTTAGTAGGAAATGAAGGAGTATCAGTAGATAATATGGAAATACAAGACGGATCCGGAGTATGTGAACCCGAATGTACCACTAAGTCGTGCTAAAGAGATATTATAGAGACTAGTTAAAGAAGTTTATTTAGGTTATAGAATAGATTAATTATGAAGAATTATTATTATGATATGGATAATCGTATGTTTGAATTAGATAATAATGGCGATTTCCCTCAAATAGATTACGTTAATTCAGGTATTAACATTGATTATTCTTATCGCATTAAAGAAGATGGTTTACTTAGAGTAAAAGACCATTTTGGTAAAATTACCGAATATGAAGTTAAAGAAAACGATATAGTTTTCGTAATGTACTCTAATACTAAAGATTATCAAGATAAACAAATAATTATATTGCACGACGAACGATTTGTAGAATATTTTAAAGGTTTGGATGAACTTATTAATGACTGTGAATGTTGTGATGGTTGTTGTAAAATTAGCCGTTAATTATGGATAAATTATTAGTAAATCAATGGAATGACGTTGTATGTTTCGATTAGGAACATAACGTATTAAAGAATACACCAAACGATATAGATATACGTAGTATATATCTAGCTGAAAAAGATGGTCAAGTAATAACTTAGAATGAAGTTGTTGACTATGAAGCTGGTGATATTATACTAGTACTTTCTAAATGGTATAAAGATAATAATAAACAAAAAATAATTGTTGTTACTGACGCCGTAGCAAAAGATGATATTACACGTTGGCGGAATGAAATAAATAAAGAAAATGAAGCTAGCTGATATTGTAGGTGGTTCCGTAACTATACATCCGGATATGTTGATTATACCTGCATTCAAAGAATTATGGGAATCTGATAAAGAGGATAAGAAATACGCTACAAAGATAATCAGTTACATAGTACTTAATAACAAATGGGATAGTCCATATGTACAAAGTATGGATGCTGATTCAAGAGAAAGTAAACTCAAAGAGAGATTCTTCGATAATAGTGATTACACTCTTACTCCTGAAGAATAGATGTGTGAAGATGAATATAAGTCTTTCTTAAATACAAGAGCATTACAAATGTTAAATAACATGCGCTTGAAATTAGACAGTATTAGTAACTATTACAAAGAATCTCTTGATGATACTCTTGATGAGAAGAAGATTAAAGATTTGTTAGCAGGTATGACATCTGTAGGTAAGGTTATGGAAAGTATTAATTCGCTAGAAGATATGGTTAAATCTGAAGAAGTATCCATGGGTAGAGTAAAAGGTGATGCAAAAGTTAACCCATATGAGTTGGTGAAATAATACATCAAATTAGAACTTAAATATATTAGATCGTTTTAAATATAAAAACTAACATTTATGAAAAAGCAAATTGAAATTATTATTGATTTAACGGCATGTGAGGAAAATATTTGGGAACAGATCTATGAATCACGCGTTAAAATCGCAAAGATTAAGAAACCTTGGTATAAGAGATTGTTATCCTGGTTTTAATGTTTCATAGGACGTGTGAAACAAATGTGTAAGCGTCTGCTCCGCTACATGGACGGAGGATAAATTAATATCCATGTTTACTGCCCCATAGTATAAAGGTAATATGCGAAGCTCTAACCTTCGAGTTGTCCGTTCGAATCGAGACTGGGGCGACAAATAAAAACTGCATACTTGAAGTCTGATAGCAGAGTATGTCCTCTTAGGTTAAGATCAACAGTGAAGAGGTAGTTGGAGGTAATGGTAGCTCCTCAAGGAAAGTACTAAAAATCAAGAAAGCTTTCTACCTTTAATTCAATTTTTAAATAGACTAGAGATTATGGGATACATTTATTGTATAACGAATTTAATTAATAATAAGAAATATATAGGTAAAACATTAAATTCAATAACAGATAGATTTAAAGAACACTGCCAAGATGCAACTAGAAGATGTGAAGAAAATAGACCTCTTTATAGAGCGATGAATAAATACGGAAAAGAAAATTTTAGAGTGGATTTAGTTGCAACTTGTGAAGAAAACGAATTATCTAAGAAAGAAATATATTATATAAATATTTATAATACATTTAAATCCGGATACAATGCAACTAAAGGAGGAGAAGGTAAAATATTATATGATCACAAACACATAATAGAATTATATAGAACAGGGCTTTCTGCTGAAAAAGTAGCTAAACAAGTTGGTTGCCATGTTGATACGGTAAGAAATGTATTAAAAAGTAATAATGTTCCGGTAAATACTTATGTTTTTAATAAAGTGCTAAAATCTCCTAAGAGAGTTAAACAAATAGATGAAGATGGTAAACTTATAAGAATTTGGAACAGTATAGCAGACGCTGCTAGATGGATTTCTAAAGAAGGAATTAGCTCTTTAAAACTTAATCATATAAGAACAATAATATCTAGGGGCGCTACGCATAAACATAAATTATCATTAGGATTCTACTGGGAGTACGCAGATACAGAATCAAATGATAATATTCTGTCTGAAAAGACTATTTAAAAATTGAAATCAGAAAAGGGGTTCGTTGTGAAACGCGCCCCTTTTATTATAACTTTTCCATATTACGCATATCAATAACATGATTGACTTTACTAAAAAGATACATAATAGTGATAAATTCCGTCAGCCGGCTTTGACCTTTATAAATACTGGCTAGTATTGTTCATATCCTTAGGGTACATCGGAATTCTTTCAGTTCTGGGATAGAGAAAAAAATAGATGTATTGATGGTTATACTACTGATGATGGTGATTACATCAGTGGGTATAACTATTTTTATTTAAACTATTGTCCTATTTAGAGAATAGTGTATAAAGAAAAAATAGTAAATGGTATAAAGAAAATAGTAAAAACAAGAGAATTATTATTCCCAGATTTCTATGATTACGATTACTATTTCTTTTAGGCTATGCAACAAGCTGAAGAAGAAGGAAAACATCTATGTGCATTAAAGAGTCGTAGAAAGGGTTATTCCTATAAGAATGCTGCAATGGCTTGCCGTAATTATTATTTAATTCCCAACTCAAAAACCTATATATACGCTTCTAATAAACAATATCTTACTGAAGATGGTATACTTACTAAAGCTTGGGATTATATGAACTTTATAGATAAGAATACTGCTTGGGGTAAGAAAAGATCAGTTAACACTTAGATGCGTAAACGTGCTGGATTCTTTACTAAAGATGATTATGGTAATGAAGTAGAATTAGGATATAAATCAGAAATCATAGGTGTTACTTTGAAAGACAATCCTGATATTGTTCGTGGTAAAGCTGGTAAGTTAATTATATTTGAAGAAGCTGGTTCTTTCTCAGAATTAGGCGCAGCATGGCAAATAGCCAGACCGTCTGTAGAACAGGATGGTGTTGCATTTGGTACTATGGTTGCGTTTGGTACTGGTGGTGATGAAGGTAGCCATTTCGAGACACTAAAAGATATGTTTTATAATCCAGAAGGTTATAATTGTCTAGAATTTGATAATATATGGGATGAATCAGCTACTACAAAGAAGTGCGGATTCTTTATTCCGTAGTATACCAATCTTGATTTTCGTGATAAAGAAGGTCACAGAATATATATGGACGATGATGGTAATACGCTGCACAAAAAGTCTTTAGAATTCATACTAGAAGAAAGAAGAAAAGTAATCGAAAATGCTACAAATAGTAATACTATAGATAGATATGTAGCAGAACACTGTATCACTCCATCAGAGGCATGTTTGGAATTTAATGGTAATATATTCCCTAAAAAAGAATTATAGGAATAGTTAGCACTATTAAGAACTAATAAGAATCTAAAAAACTATAAACAGGTCGGTGATCTTACTTGGGAACCAGATGGTAGTTTGAGGTGGACTATAAAGAAGAGTGGTGATATAACTCATTATCCGTTAAAGAAAGAAGATAATCCAGAAGGCTCTATAGTAATATGGGAGCATCCAAATAAAGAAGCATCGACTGGTTTATACATAGCTGGTATAGACTCATACGACTATGATGAATCTAGTACTACGTCATTAGGTTCTTGTATTATATATAAGCGAGTTTAGTCTATAGAATAGTATTCAGATATAATTGTAGCAGAGTATACTGGTAGACCAAAAACTGCAGACGAATTCTATGAAAATGTTAGAAAATTGCTGATATACTATAATGCACGGGCAATGTATGAAAATCAGAATAAAGGTATATTCGTATACTTTACTAATAAACATTGTGATTATCTACTAGCAGATTAGCCGGACATCATAAACGATATTGTTAGCAATTCCAAAGTACAACGTAAGAAAGGTTGCCATATGAATAAATAGATTAAATAGTGGGGTTGGGGTCTGATAAAAGATTGGTTAAATGATATCAATGCTGATGGTAAGAAGAACTTATACAACATCCTATCAGAACCGCTATTAGAGGAATTGATAGCTGCAAATGACGTCAACAACGTCGATAGGGTGATGGCGTTGACTCAAGTAATGATATATAGAGAACAGCTATATAATGTTAAAGTAAAAGAAGTTAAAAAAGAAAATAAAAATAGGGTACTATTTGAAGGTCCTATTTTTACACAAAATTGGTTTCGTGACGACGATACTGATGATTTAAAAGCATATATGTTTTAATTATGAATAATATTAATCAAATGCCAATATAGAAGCTACCTATGTCTAAGAAGACAAAAGAGTGGCAAGAAGCTTGCGTTGATTATATTATAGGTCGTAGTCAAGGTGGTTCCAGAAATGGAAATACACGTACTAGGAAAGAAGAAATGTAGACATACTATGATTTATATAATAGTATATATAATGAGAAAGATCTTAAGTATGTTACAAACCCATTTAAACAGCAAGATGGTTTCCCTGCTACAGCACAAGACTATAATATAATCAAACCAAAAATAGATTTATTATTAGGTGAAGAAACAAAAAGACCTTTCAATTTCAGAGTTAGCAGAACAAGTGATATAGCTACTAGTGAGATGTAGGATAAAGCCAAGTAGATGCTAATTGATTATATCTAGGCTGAAATTATGAGTAGATTAAGTTCTGAAGATCAAGCTAGATATCAATAGGCATTACAATCTGGTGAAGTAATGCAACCTGAATAGATACAAAAATATATGAGTAAAGACTATAAGGATATAGCAGAATCTGTAGCATATCATAGTCTTAATTATTTAAAGAATAAATTAAATATAACTCACGAATTCTTTAAAGGTTGGAAAGATGCTCTGATTGGCGGTGAAGAAGTATATTACGTAGGTATATAGAATGGAGAACCTTGTATGGAAAGAATAAATCCTATATACTTTGATTATGATACTGATACTTCTGATCTAGAATTCATCCACGATGCCGAATGGTGCTGCTATGAAATGATAATGTCATCTACTGAAGTATATGATAGGCTTTATGATAAGATGTCAGAAAAATAGCTAGACTAGTTACTAGAATTAATGGATGATGCATCTAAGGGTGGTATTACTCCAAAATTAGGTAAGACTTCATTAGATTATCCTCATATAAAAACACATACAATTAACGGATTCACATCCAATCCTTTTGAAAGTTCAGATAATGTTCACGTATGGCATTGTTGTTGGAAGTCTTTTAGAAAGATTGGATTCGTTACTATCTTGAATCAAGAAACAGGACAACCTGAAGAATATGAAGTTGATGAAAGTTATAAAGTTACAGGTAACGAATTGAATGTTGAATGGAAATGGATTGTTGATGTTTGGGAAGGTTATAGAGTTGGAGAAGACTTATATATCGGTATACAACCGTTAGAGTATCAACACATATCTGCAGATAATCCAAATGCTCAAAGATTACCATATACAGGTGTAATATACAATAATACTAATAGCAGACCACGAAGCTTAGTAAGTATGATGAAGCCTTTACAATATATGTATATTATAATATGGTATAGACTTGAGTTAGCTATGGCTAGAGACAAAGGTAAGATCATAACCATGGATATTACTCAAATACCTAAATCAATGAATATTGATGTGTCTAAATGGATGCATTATTTATCTGCGCTAGGAGTTAACTTTGTTAATCCGTACGAAGAAGGTTGGGATATACCTGGTAGAGAAGGTGGTAAATGTCACATTAAGGGTACTAAAGTAATAATGGCAGACGGATCTTTAAAAAATGTAGAAGATATTAAACTGTTTGATAAAGTAATGGGAGCTGATGGAACTCCACGTACAGTACTAGAACTTCACCATGGAAAAGATCATATGTACAAGATTACTCCATCTTCTGGAGGAAATCCACAAATCGTAAATAGTAAGCATGAGATATATTATGGATTTAAGAACCATCATACCGGAGAAGTTACTTTTAAGACAGATACTCCAATTACATTAATGGAGAGATTTAATAGAACTCCTTCATGTAGAGATAAATATTACTTATATCGTAAAGATGGACTTTATTTTGGAGAACAAAGGAATAGTTTCGATCCTTACCTGCTTGGGCTTTGGTTAGGAGATGGTACGACATCCAAACCAACTATAACAACTGCAGATTATGAAATAATGGATTATTTGGAGCAATTTGCTTTGAATAATAATATGCGAGTAAGATACGATAAGGTACGTAACGAAAAAGCTATGAACGTAAGTTTAGTACTTACAGATAAATCTGAAAAAGGTTATAGAAATAAACCAACAAACTATATAATACAAAATCTGAAACGATTAGGGATCTTTGAGAATAAATACATTCCTAAAGAATATATTTACTGTTGTGAGCAAGATAGACTAGAGTTACTAGCAGGTTTGATAGACTCTGATGGATGGTATGACCCAAAAAAGAAAAGATTTGGTTTTTGTTAGGTAGACTATAGAAAAGATATTGCTTACGATTTTGCTTTTATAGCTAGAAGTTTAGGTATGAAGGTATCTATACGTAAGAAAAAGTTAAAACCTTCTAAACTGTGTAAGAACGTTAGCGAATATTCTTATGTTGTATCCATTCTGTCAGGATGTGAAAGAATACCTACCAAGATAGCTAGAAAACAAGCTAAGGGAGATAAAACTCATCAGAAAGACATAAATCGATCTATGTTCAAAATAGAATACTATGGTATTGACGAATATTATGGTTTTACTTTGGACAGAGATAATTTGTTCTTACTCGATGATTTTACGATATGCCATAACTCTTCTACATTTAATCAGATATCAGCATTAGATCTTACTATGGCTAATACTATAGATTAGTATATTAATCTTATGGATAAGATCGAATCAATGTTATCTGAAATATCAGGGGTAAGTAAGCAAAGAGAAGGTGCAATTTCTTCTAATGAATTAGTTGGTAATGTAGAAAGATCTGTGATACAGTCTGCTCATATTACTGAACCTTGGTTCTGGGTGCATAACAGAGTTAAAAAAGAAGCAATAACAATGCTTCTGAATACTGCTAAATATGCATGGAAAGATAATAAAACATCGATATAGTATGTATTAGATGATGCAACAAGAGCATTTATAACACTGTCTGATAATTTCTTCTATGAAGATATGGATGTATTTATTGAAGATACTACTAAGAATCAGCAACAGATAGAAGCTCTTAAGAATCTCATGTAGCCAGCTATGTAGAATGGCGCTAGTTTGTTAGATATTGCTGAGATCATTACTATGGATAATGTTACTATGATCAAGAATAGACTTGAAGAAATAGAACAAAAACGTATGCAACAACAGCAAGCAATGGAAGAAGCACAAGCTCAGAGAGAACAGCAAGCTATTCAGATGCAGAATGAAATCAAAGAAGAAGAGCTTATGCTTAAAGAAGCTGAAATGGATCTTGAAAAATACAAGATTGATCAAGATAATGCGACTAAGATAGCTGTAGCTCAACTTAATGCATATATGGGTTCTGTTGATACCGATGCAAATAATAATGGCGAACCAGATATACTTGAAATCGGTCGATAGGCCTTAGAAGAAAGAAAACAAGCTTCAGAAGAAGCATCTAAGCAATTTGAATTCAATAATAAGATTCGTGAATAGAAAATGAAGAAAGAAATTGAAGATAAGAAAGTTGCCTTAGAAAAAGAAAGAATGAAGCACGAAGAGAAATTGCAAAAAATGTCAGATGATGCTGCAATGGAAAGAGAGAAATTGAAAGCCAGAACGGCTCTTAAGAATAGGGTTCCGGGAGAGAAATAATTATGAAAATAGTACAGAACAAATTTATTCCTTTTAAAGGATATAAATATATCAATCTATTTGGTATTATTTTTACTAGAGATAAATCGAAAATTACGGATGTTGAATATAATCACGAAAAGATTCATCTCAAACAAATGTAGGAAATGCTGTGGGTTCCTTTCTATTTATGGTATGGTATTGAATATTTGATTATCAAATTGTTTAGATTAAAAGATGAACAAGGTGAACAATATCATGATATATCATTTGAAGAAGAAGCTCATAATAATGATACAAACTTAAATTATTGCAATGAAAGAAAGCATTATGCTTGGTTTAAATATTTAAAAATTAAAAGTAGTAAGGAGGATTAATTATGGCATGTGGAGGCAAGAAGTCTAGCTCTAAAGGCAAAGGCGGAAAGAAAAGTAAGTGATTATGGACAGAACTCAATTTAAATAGAGAATGAAATCCTTGAAGTCTTACCGGGAACAAAATCCCGGTAAAGGCTACTAGGATTGGAAAGCATAGGCTTTCGAAGATGGGGGAGAAGTAGAATCTAAATATCCACAGTTCATTAATGGCCAAAGAGTAAATAGATGGACAGGATAGCCTATAGCGACTGGTCAAGCAATTCCAGTATTAGACTTAAGAACCGCTGCAGATTTTACACCAGTTGGTGATGCTTTGGCAGTTAATGATGCTTATCAAGCAATAAAGAATAGAGATTGGTTAGGCGCAGGTTTATCAGCATTAGCAGTAGCGCCGTTTATACCAACTGTTAATAAGAGATACGTATAGGACGCTATAGATAGAGCTCTCAGTAGAAATACTAGAAATATACAGAAAGCTACAGATTTAAATAATGAAATATATGAAGTTATATAGAGATTAACTGATGATCCGAGTTATATGAATCGAGCTAATAGAGTTAAAGAGAAATATGGTGATGACTATACTTAGATATATGCGGATTTAATTGATGCATATAATACAAATTCGGATATACTACCGAAAGCTATGCCTACTGAATTTAGTACTGGAGCAAATGGTAGAATATCTACTACTAAGAAATCAACAGAGAGACATAAACAAGGTGGAGAATTTCCAAAACTAGGTGAATACGAATATCAATTTGCTAAAGATACCGATTTACCAGAAGGTATTACTGTTCATGAAACAAATCACTTATCTGATTTCTTAAAGAATAAAACAAGTGATGCTGATGGTAATAGTAATCTCTTTTATCAAATGAGATAGTCTATTAAACCTTATGCTGATGGTAATAATAAATATTATGGAAATATGTCTGAACAGAAAGCATATATGAATCAATTGAGAGAATATATGTATAATAGAGGACTAATAAATAATAGAGATCAACAGGTAGATAGAGAATTATTATAGAATACAATTGATAAATTACCATCTGATATGAACTCTGTAAAAAGAGCAAGTAAACAATTTAAAAGTATGCGTCAATATGCAAAGTGGTTTAATACAATACCTTTGCTTGGCGCAGGAGCTGTTGCAGCAAACAGATATTATACTCAACAAGAAAACAAATAAATCTAATTATATATAATTATGGATACAATAAACGGTTTCGAAGTATTTGAAGACTTCTTGCCAGGAATTTATGATAAGAAAACAACGACTGAACCTGGCAAAGATGTAACAGACGATAAAATCGATATGGAAGGTTTGTCAGAGGAATTAACTGATGAAGAATTAGAACAGTTAAAAAAGTCAAATAAAAACGATAAGAACGACAAAGACGATAAAAAGGACGATAAAGATAAGAAGACTAATGATGAACCTAAGGGAGATGATGATACAGATGACGGTAATCAAACAAACGACGACGTACAGAATGACGATAACACAGTAAGTGCTTTCTTTGAAGTATTGTCCGAAAAAATGGGATGGGATTTAACAGATGAAGACGAGGTACCTCAAACTCCCGAAGAATTAGTCGAATACTTTCAGCAAGTGATCGAAGATAATTCTGTTCCTCAGTACGCTAGCGAAGAAGTAGAAGCTCTTGATAACTTTGTTAGAAATGGCGGTAACATTAGAGATTACTTACAAATAGACGCTGAAATCGATTTGGAAAACATCGATATTACTGAGGATGAAGGTAATCAGAAATTAGTACTTAGAGAATTCTTAAAAGAGAAGGGTTATAATAGTAAGCAAATTGATAAGAAATTAACAAAATATGAAGATGCTGGTCTACTGGAAGATGAAGCAGAAGACGCTTTAGAAGCCCTTAAAGAGATAAGAGAGGATAAAAAACAACAGCTATTAAAGAACCAGGAAAAGCAAGCAAAAGAGAGAATGGCTCGTCAACAGCAATATTTTAATAGCGTTGTGAACGAAATAAAAGGCATGGATAGTATTCGTGGTGTGAAAATACCAGAAAAAGAAAAAAGAGTTCTTATCGAATACATATTTAAGCCAGACGCTGATGGCCAAACACAATTTCATAAAGATTGGTCAAAGAGTGTAAAGAATTTAATTGAAACTGCTTATTTTACTAAATACGGTGATCAGTTAATGAAAGCAGCAAAAACTGAAGGTTCTAATGCTGCTATAGACAAATTCAAGAATAGCTTGAATAGAACTGGTATAAGCAGAAGAACTAAAACACAGGATAACACTAGCGATTTGTCTATGTGGGATTCTTTTGCACGACAATTGCGCGTGAATTAATATTAACAATTTTTTAAATTTTTAGAGATTATAATTATAATTTTAATTAATTATGGATAACGGTATTTTAAATAACCTATAGCTCTATAAAGGTAAACGATTCTCAGATTTGATCGACACAAACAAGATTTCTGCCGCATCGCAATAGAATCCTTATCAGGTTTCTACCATTCTGTCTTTGGTATTCGGTACTAAGGATAATGGTTATAGCACATCTTTGGATATGCTGACTGGCGGTCTTGGAAACGTGATGACTATTGATCAGCCTAGCTGGGAATGGAATGTTATTGTTGACGCAGATAGAGCTGTTACAATTAGAGACGCTAAATGGAATGGTGCTGCTGTAAGCGCTGATACTACTGCAGGTTTGGGTAATACTCCTATCTTACTGTGGTTGGAAGACAACTGGTTTGCTAGTGGTGCTATCATTGAATTTGATAACAAAGAATTTTAGGCACGTATTTCTGGTGCCCCTTATCAGGATGGTAATCTGTGGGTATATACTTGCTTTATCGCAGACGGTCAGGCTTCTTCTTATATTCCTGGTGAATATCTGCAGGCAGGTTGCCAGGTATCTCGTCTTGCTTCTGCTTACGAAGAGTACAGTGAAGAGGGTGATATCCTGAACTATAATACTCATTTCAAGATGCGTAATTATCTGACTACAATTCGTATCAACTATGATATTACTGGTTCTGCTTATTCTACAGTAATGGCTATCGCATTGAAAGATCCCGCATCTGGTAAAACTTCTTATCTGTGGGCTGATTATCAGGAATGGTTGGCTATGCGTGAGTGGTATAAGAGATGTGAACGTATGCTCGTTTATATGAAGAGCAATGTAAATAAGGATGGTTCTTGTAATTTGACTGGTACTAACGGTCGTCCTGTATTCATTGGCGCTGGTCTGCTTGAGCAGATTGCTCCTTCTAACAGACGTTATTATACTCGTCTTACTGCTGAGTTACTTGAAGATTTCTTATTCGATCTGTCTTATAACGTACTTGGTACGAATGAACGTAAGTTCGTTGCTCTGACTGGTGAAATGGGTATGAGAGAGTTCGATAGAATTCTGAAAGAAAAGGTTGCTAATATGAATCTGATCGATACTGTATTTGTTACCGGCAAGGGTGATAGTCTTACCTTCGGTGGTCAGTTCAAGACTTATAAGATGACTAACGGTATCGAGTTGACTCTGAAGTATTTCCCTCTGTATGACGATACAGTTTACAATCGTCAGTTGCATCCTGTAACATTGAAACCTCTGGAATCTTACCGTATGACATTCCTTGATCTTGGCCGTCGTGATGGTGAAGCCAACATCGTTAAAGTTGTTCGTAAGGATCGTGAGTTTGTTACTTGGTACACCGGTGGTGCTGTTGCTCCATCTGGTTATGCTCATAGCAAAGATACTCTGAGATCTAATGGTAAGGACGGTTATACCGTATACTTCCTTGGTGAAATGGGTATTATGCTCCGTGACCCTAGAGCATGCGGAGAATTGATTTGTGATGCTCAATAATTGCCACGCTTGTGACAACCTAAAGTAATTTTCTACGTTATAGTGGTATAAACGTTTAAAATTTATACCACTATGACTAGTAATATTTATAAAATAACAGATTTAACAAATAATAAAGTATACGTAGGTCAAACTAAACGAGATATAATGAAAAGATATTCTGAACATATATCTCGTGCGTTTGTATCTAAAAGACCAAATGATTTATCTTGTTTTCTATACATTGCTATGAGAGAACACGGTATACAAAACTTTATTCCAGAATTACTTGAGGTTGTTGTTGGTTCGCAAAAGGAAATAGATATTAAAGAGCAAGAATGGATAGCTAAATATGATTCTACAAATCGTGAGAAAGGATATAATAAAGATAAAGGTGGTCATGTTATATCCGAAGCGTGTAGAAAAGCCGCTGAAAAATTTTTATTCAAACCAAATAGTAAACTAACAGGTAAAATGTTAGAGAATGCTAGAGAAAATGGAATGAAAATAGCTAAAGCTGTTTGTCAATATGATATTCATACCGGTGAACTTATAGGAGAATACCCTAGTATAATTGGTGCTAGTAGAGCCACAGGCTGTGATAGGCGAACGATACAGCGCCAATTAAAAGGAGAATCTAATATCGGTACACCACGCTCTATTATGAATCTTAAATATATTTGGAAATATAAAGAATAACTAACTTGATAATCTAATATTTTATATTATGGAAGTAATCGTTAGAATAATTAAATCAAATCCTTGGACAGGTATTACTAAATGGCCTACCTGTTATGATTATATCGCGCCTTATTGGACTAGAAGTGGCAATACTTACACTGGACTTAGTGATGAAGACGCACGTAGATTAGAAAAAGCAATGGGATACGAAGAAGGTCATTTAAATCCAATTAGTTCTTTCTGGGATACTTTTGCCATTAAAATTGGTAGGAAAGATCTCATTTTGAATACAGATAAACCAGAAGATGAATTGAAGTATTTATTTTTAAAGAAACATAAACGTGTAGCTAATGGTTTGAATGCTATAACACCAGCTACGGATTATGTTATGATAAATAAGGATAGTGAAGCTAAGGAGGCTAATAAGAGAAATCAAACTAAACGTGAAGCATATAGAGTTATGGATAAGATGTCTATAGAAGATATGAGAAAGTGCTTACGTTTATACGGTATCAAATCAGATACAATGTCAAATGAATTAGTAGAAGCTAAGCTGTCAGAACAAATAGAGGCATCGCCTGATAAGTTTATGTTAAAGTGGGCGAATAATCCTAATAAAGAAATTAACTTTGTTATTGAAGAAGCAATTGCTAAGAATATTATTCGTAAGAATAGAACACAATATTTCTTTGGTACTGATTTGATCGGTAATGGAATTGATGATGTTATTGCTTACTTAAATGACAAAAAGAACCAAGATATTAAATTGGCGATACTTAATGAAATTAAATCTAAGTAATGAAGATATCTGATATATATAAAGAGTTTAAGGTAGTTCTGGATAAAAATTCTGAATCTGTTTCTTATGGAGGATGTCCTGCATTTCTTCCAGAGGAAGAAGAATAGTTTCTAAATCAAGCGTATCTAGAAGTAATTAGTAATAAATTCAACGGTACAAGTCCTTTAAACGTACCATTTGAAGGAAATACTAAAAGAACAACTGATTTGCAGAGACTAGTGAAAACAGATAAAAATATACCATTATCATTGATTACAAATACAAACAAATTATAGATGGATGACTTTGTAAACGATGAAGGAGAAAATAAAAGATTATTCTTCATAAAAGGTATTCTGAAATTTGGTTCTAGTATTACTGAAGTTAAATTAACAAGCCACGATATAGCATAGCCATATGAAATGACTTACGCTAACGTACCTTGGATAGAAACTCCTGTATGTGTATTAGAAGATAATAAACTTATAATCTATATTGATCCTTATAATATGAAAGGATCATATTCATTAGATTTAATGTATTTAGCTTATCCTACTAAATTGGATTACACTGAACCAGATAAGGAAATTGATGAAGTTCCAGACAGTGTACTACATGAAGTTGTAAATAGAGCATCAGTTATTGCTTTAGAAAATATAGAATCTTAGAGAGTGTCAACTAAAGTACAAATAAATAATTTACAAGAATAATTATGACAGAACGAGATTTTCTTATTTCATTTGAACGATAGTTGATTAACATCATTCCTAATTATTTGAATGGTGGTAAACTGAAATCAGATACTATTTACTATTATATAAATAGAGCAAAAGATGAATACGTTAAGTAGCTGTATAGAATATTTCAATAGAATCAGGAAATAACTGATAAATTGAAAACTTTAGTTAATACTAAGACGTATCGCTATTCTGATTTCACAGTATACAATAATAGATTCATTACTACATATCCTGATGACTGTATGTTTGTTTTAGGAGAGTAGGTAAGAATTCAAATAAAAAATAACAAATGCATCAATCGCATTGTAAAGAATCAAGATGTAATAGAAGCAACGATAGAAACCGTTGACAAAATCTTAGGTAACAGTCTATCCGAACATCACTTACATCATGGATAGGCAAAGCCAGTTAGGTTATATACTGACGGTAAAATAGTATTATATACAGATGGTAATTATAATATTGACCAATATAAACTAACTTACTTAAAACCTGCTAAAGATATTGGTAAAAATCCTTAGTAGGAATACGAAGATTTACCTGAAGTAACTCATTAGGAAATAGTGGATATGGCAGTATAGATGTTAATAAATCAAGCTGCTACATTTACTTCTAATACTTCGAATAAATCAAAAGACAATAAAGAATAAAAAGCGTTCGTTTGACGTGGAAATCCCTTAGAGGAAAGTAGAAAAACGAATATAGTTAGACGACGCGCGTATTAATGTTTAACTAAAATTTTTTAAATATAATGATTACACACGTTGATACCGTATTAATCGGTAAACAAATTGCATCGTCTTTATCTGACGTAAATGCACTTGCTGCTGGTGATGTAGCTTTGTTCGATCAGGATCGTAAGCTTATCGATTTCACTTCTGATTTTAATGCTGCTGCCGCTGCTACTTCTCTGTACATCGGCGTTGCCAAAGACAAAGTAAATGTAACTAAACCTGATGGTAGTGTAGAACAGAAAGCTAATATTAAGTTTGGTAATGAAATTAAGAAAGACTCTAAACCTAATTTGGTATTTGGTGAATATGTTGCTCCTGTTCAGGAAAAAGTTGAAATCGATCTTGCTAGCGCTACTATCGTAGCTGGTAATCGCTATGTAATTCGTATTGTCTACAAGGATATTTACGAAGCTGCTTGGCAGTTTACTCATACTTATGAAGTATATGCTGAGTCTACAACTGCTAGCGAATTAGCAACTGCTTTCAAAAATAAGATCAATGCACACAAGAATCGTAGAATTACTGTATCTGTATCTGGTAGTAAGATTACTCTTACTGCAATGGAGAAGGATGATAACGAAGGTGTATACTCTATTAACGAGTATTCTGTAGTAAGCATGGAAGTAAGCCTGTATACTACTATACCGGGTGCATTGCTTTCTAATTATCCTGCTTCGGTACCTGGAGCAACTATTACTAAGACTGTAGGTAATCCTGGTAAGGGTTATTGGAAGCAGGTTCGTGATCAGGAAGTTCGCAATATGGGTTATACTGGCCATGTATTTACTGGTGCATATCCTATCGTAGAACAGGATAGAATGGTAGAGAAAGACGCTACTTACGATTACGTAACTATCGAAAACGATAACAAATACCTGAGCAATGATAACCAGTATATTAAGACTACTCCTCTGGTAACTGAGTTGTATGTTAAGCATTCTTCTAGCTTTAATACTTCTAACTTTATTAAGGCTATTAAGGCGTTTATCACTGGTAATGCTACACAGGAATAATTAAATCTTTTTATTTAACTGAGTGGGAGATATAGCGGAGTTAAGCTCCCTATACTCCCACTTTTTATTTCTATAGTATGAGTAAAATATACGATATAAAAATTGAAAACAACTCAATAGCTTTTACATTATTATCAGAAGTTCAATTAGATAATATAACTGACTATACATTGACTGTAGATGAATGTGATAATATTTGTAATATCTATGCTGAAGATATTAAGTATCACACGTATGTGATAAATAATGAGAACAGTACTATAGATATGCAAGTGATTGGAGATAATGCATACAGTGTAACTATAGAATCAGAAGAAATATCTAATATGGATCGTAGTATGAAACATATAACTTTTTAGTATAGTTATAATGAACAAACGTATACTGTGTATGGTATATTTTACGATTCTAAGTAGATATATAATGCAGAAATAGAAAAGTTAAGATTGAGGTGTTCTGTATGCTTGGATGACAAAGTAAAGCAGTTGATTCCTGTTGTAGTATTTAAACGCTAGTTATTAGAAGATTCCATAGAAATGGATAATTTTGAAGAAGCATTATTCTTATATATTGAGTTGTGTAGAATATTAGAAATACGTATAGACGGAATGGAATGCTGTTCTCTTGATAATAAGAGAAGAATATTAAAAGAAGACGAAGGTAGTATAAAATTACAGAATGGAGATTGTTGTTTATTAGAATAGCAATGTTGTAATGGTAGCTGCTGTACTGTTTGTAATAAGAAATTTATTTAAAATTTAATATAATACGATTATGGTTTTTTGTACAGATAATGGTCAAAAGATAAGCGATTTAGAAGAAAGAGCATCACTTAACGGTCAAGAAGCTTTCGTTTTCTAGGATGAAGAGTATAACGGTAAAGTGACAGCTAGCACATTAGCTGAGTATATTAGCAATGGTGGTGGTGAAGGCGGTTCTGGGGTATTTAAAGCTCAAGTATCAAACGTAATGCAAACCGTAGTTCCGGAAGCTAATGTAAGCCTTAAGAATGGTTTATTTGATTTTACTTTCGGTTTACCAATTGGTCCAAAAGGTCCTAAAGGCGAACGAGGTCCACAAGGAGAGAAAGGTAATCCTGGAATACCTGGAAAAGATGGTATTGATGCCGTTGGAGGTAGAACTGTATTTATCTATAAAAGTAGTGAAATCAAACCAGAAAGACCTACAGGAGGTAGTTGGGATCTAATAACTAATACTGTATATCCGCCTGAAGGATGGTCTTTAACATCGGATGATTTAGAAGATCCTGTATGGCTATCTACTGGTTTATTTGGTTCTAGTGGAGGTTTGGTTGGTCAATGGTCAGATCCTATTAGAATTACTGCAGAAGATGGTAGAAATGGAGCAGATGGCGTAAATTTAGAATTTATCTATAAACTTACTAAAACAGATTATGAGCCACCAACAAAACCTGAAGAAAGTCCGAATATAACTGATTATATACCATCAGGTTGGGAAGATCATCCTTCTGGTGTTTCGTAGGAAATGATTGCTGAATGGGTTTGTACTAGAAAATTAGTACAAAGCGTGTGGAGTGACTGGGAAGGTCCTTCTTTATGGTCAAAATACGGTATTAATGGTATGGATGGCGATGGTGTAGAATATATATTTAAATTAGTAAATACGCCATCTCCGGTTACTAAGCCTACAAAAAATGAACAAGTCGATGATTATGTTCCAAAAGAAGAAGGTTGGACTGATAATCCATCAGGTGTTAACTCTGAGTATATGTGGGAATGGGTGTGTATTAGAAAGTACATAGGTAATACCAAAGTTTGGGGCGATTGGAGTAATCCATCTCTGTGGGCTAAATATGGTGAAATGGGACATACAGGTAATAGTATAAAAACTATGTATACAATTACCGAGAATTCTAGTGAAGTTCCTGTTGTAGTAAAAGATAACATTAATCCTGGTTCGATCTGGTCATTATTCGAATAGGACGTCCATACACCCACTGGTAAAGAAGCCTTATGGTAGATTCAAGCAGAAGTTGATTATGCTAATAAACTTGTTGGTAAATGGCAAGGACCGTGGATAGTGAATGGTATAAATGGTGTTGATGGTATTCCTACTAATTATAAAACATATGTATATAAAAAATCAGATGTAAAACCAGAAGCTCCTACAGGTAATGATCCTAATAATCCTGGAGATGGTTGGCAAGATTATCCTGATTCTGAAGGACAATGGTGGCAATGTGTTGGAAATGTAAATGGTACAACTGAATTAGTAATGACTTGGGGTTCTGTGGTTCCTTTAAATGGTAAGGACGGTATGGCTCAGGATGGTAGATATTATGAATTTAGATTTAATAAAAATACCAGTGATACGGCGCCAGATATAGAAAAAACAGAAAGAGAACCCGCTGGATGGTCTACTGATTTTCCAAAAATCAATCCTAGTGAAGGTGAGATAATGTGGATGACCAAAGCATTTATTAGTCCAGAAAATACACTTATAGGTGAATGGGAAACACCTGTCAGAATCAGTGGCGAACAAGGACCTATAGGCAATACTGGTCCTGCTGGAGCACCAGGTGCTGATGGTCCTCAAGGTGTTAGTGGTATTCCTGGAGTTAGCTTTGAAATGCGATTCTGTTTAGGTACAGATATTGCTCCTAATGGATTTACTCCTGGTTCTTAGAGAGAACCTGCTGGATGGTCATTAGATACGCCAAAAGTAACAGAACAATATCCATATATATGGTTTATATAGGCAAGAATAGAATATTCGAGCAATAATGATAATACAGGTTCAACTATTGGAGAATGGAGTAACCCTGCAATATTAAACGGTAAACCAGGTAGCAATGGAAAAAAAGGACAATTGATTTATCCTGCTGGTCAATACAGTGAATCTACTACATATGAAACCACAGAAGATACTGCGCCTTATGTTTGGGATAATAATGGTTTTTACGTATTAAATACTATAATGAGATGGAATGGTATTGAACAAGGGTACGTAAGACCGGCTGAAAGCGATGCTTGGGTTAAATTTAATAGCTTTGATGCAATCTATTCTAATATCGGTGTATTTGGTCAAGCATTAGTAGGTAGTGCTGTATTCTATGAAGAATTTGTATTCAGTCAATAGGGTAAAACTTCTACTAATAGTAATACTTCTGAATACCAGAATTTTAATTCTTCCGATCCAATGAATACATCTAATTCATTCAGACCAAATATTTGTTTGAATTTAGAAACAGGTGAAGCTTGGTTTGGTGCTGGATCTGTATATATTAATGACGATACTACTGGTAAATTCGCAGATGGTACTATTACTTGGAATGAAAATGGTGTAGTAATAATTGGAGGAAAAGCGTATTTCTATCCGGATGGGAGTGGTTCATTAGCTGGTGGTAATATAAGTTGGGATAGCGATGGATCTTTAACAATAAACACGACGATCAAAGCTCAACAAAATATATTAAATGTATCTACAAATTCTTCAAGTGAACCGATTAACGGATCTATTGTATTAAGTAATAATAATTTAGGAACACTACCAGATTTGGGTGAAGGCGAGAGTATGGAAATATATGTAACGATTCCATTAATGAATAGAACAGTAGTTTAGGGTGTATTCAGAGGAGAAGATTCGGCTACATTGGTAGCTAAGAATGGAGATTTACAAGAATAGACTCCGTCCGTTACTATTAGTAATATTTAGGGTTGCGCATTTCATTTAATCGGATATGGTGCAAGAAATATACAAAGTTCCGATTATGTTACAACGGTATGGATGTTATTCCCTATGAATTCTATTGCAGAAGAACAATTAGCAACGTAATATTATGAATATTTATAATAAAAAAGTAAATAGCAGACTGCGATTCGATATATCGAATAATACAAGATTTGTAATCGATGCAGTATGTGCTAATGAGATTAATATGCTATTAGAACATGTAGATAATCTGGAGGATAGAAATATCCTTACCAGATTACTACGTTCTTTATATAGAGAAATAGATGGTAATTTATAATATATTTTATGAGCAGCTTAGGTACAGAATTAAAAATAAATATACATATAGATCAGCTAGATAATTATAAAATGAAAGATATTGATTTCGTTTGTAGATTCTTTATCTATGCTGACAAATATATTGAATTAACTAAAGATGAAATGATCTATGTAGATGATGACAACTATATGGCATGTATTGATTCATCTAAATTAGGAGTTGGTGAAATTAAAGTAAGAATTACCGCACAAGTTCCTGATAAAGATTTTGATGATGGATATAGACAAGAGGTTGTTACAGCTACTACTGGCATAATAATATCTAAATAATATGGGATGTCTAAACGTAACCACAGCACGTATTAGTAATGAAATGAATGCTTGCGCTAGTTCCTTAACTAAAGGGATTAGCGTAGCATTTAGCTATATTGGTGACTCAATAAAAGCTAGTATATTTAAATGTAGTAAAGATCTAAAAATAAGTATTAAAAATAAAAAGAATTCTTTTACTACAGTTATTAATAAAGTAAATGGTACGTTTTCTATTTCTACTAATAAAGTAAATAGTGATTTAATTACAGATGCATCACGTATAGGTAATCCATTATCTTTAAATATAAGTACTATAGGTAAATAGCCTACTATAATAACAAATAGAGTTGGTGATACTATTAGTATTCATACTAAAGATGTAAATAGTAATAATAAACTAAATGTATCTTGTTCACTTATATGTTCTATCTGTTAGATAATTGATAGTAATAAACTATTGTTAGAAGATGGTGGATATGTATTACTTGAAGATGGTTATGCAATATTATTGGAGGAATAATTATTATGGCAAATAAAAAAATTAGTTAGCTTACAGAACGTACTAAACTGACTGGTAATGAGATGTTACCTTTCTAGGAAGGAAATTCTAATGGTAAAATTAGATCCTCCTTAATAACATCTCTAATAGAAGATTTAAGATTTGAGATATCTGATATTATTAATGAAACAAATGCATTAAACAATTATTTATCGAATGCATCATTTTCAAATAATCTGGATAAATGGTAGTACGGTAATAATATTAAAGTATTTAGAGTAAGTCAAAAGTTATTATATTTTAATAACAATTTTTATTCTAATAAAGAAGCTATAACAGCATTAACTAAAGAGAATAATAGAAATGCTGTAGAACTTAAGAATAGTTATATAATGCAATATAACACTGACTACGATAGACATCCAGAATTTGATGAAAAGGTAGCCAGATTATTTAACATACAATTTAGATATAAAGTATTAAGACCAGGTATACTTACTATTTATTTTAAGAATGAAGATACTGGTGATTTTGAGGAATATGAGAAAATAAATTATACACAGCAACTCAATCCTACGTCTATCTTTAATACTTTAAAGATAAGTGGTAAATGGAATGGTACTGGTGATTTTTATCTGAGTTTTACAGGAGAAATCTTAATCCATTCTGTTATATTATATGACGATGATTTAGGTAATCTAAATGAATATATTAACGGACAGTTATAGATTACTAATGAAAAGATATAGGCTAACTACGATAAAATAATTGAAACATCTAATAAACTAGAAGAATACCATAGCGAATTCTTATTTACTGCTGAAGAATTAAGAGTATCGTTTGAACACAGTATTGAAGAAATTGATGGTAGATTAGAAGAATATCGTAGTGAATTCTAGTTAACTGCAGAACAATTAAGAGTATCGTTTGAACACGACATATCTGAAGTAAATGGCAAACTTGAAAAATATCATAGTGAGTTTAGATTGACCGCGGAAGAATTAAATATTAAATTTGACCATAATATTTCAGAGATAAATGGAAAATTAGAAGAGTATCATAGCGAATTTACATTAACAGCAGAATAGTTAGAAATAAAATTCGATAAGAAGATAACGGATACTAAAAAGAGTATAACATCCGAGTATACTTCATTGATAGAATTAACTGCTGAAAATCTTAGAGTAGAATTCGATAAAAAAATAACTAATACTAAGAATGAGATTACCGAAGAATATACATCGGCTATTAATTTATCTGCGGAAGAATTAACAGTAGATTTTAATAAGAAGATCACAGATGCTAAATAGGAAATAACTTCAGAATATACATCAGCAATAGAGTTATCTGCAGAGGAATTGACTATTACTTTTGATTAGAAAGTAACACATCTGGACGAAACTTTAGAAGAGTATCATAGTGAATTTACTTTGTCAGCTTAGGAATTTACTACCAGGTTTGAAAAGAATGAGGAAAGTATCACAGGATTAGAAGAATCAACTGAAGAACTTACTCAAACCACAACAAGTATAAGTACGCAAGTATCTGAAATATCATAGGATCTTGATTCTATAACATTACGTGTTGCTAGTACAGAATCAAACATAACAACTCTTGTAGACAAAACCAATGGTATAGAAAAAGTAAATAATAAATAGGAAGAAACTATCAGTAGTATTAAATTAAGCCTTGATAATATTAATCTTAATATAACATAGAATTCTACTGAAATAAATACACTTAAGGATACTACAAACAATCTCAAACAGACTACTACAAATATATAGAAACAAGTATCTGAAATAGATCTGAATATAGATTCAATATCATTAAGAGTTAGTAATACTGAATAGGATATAGTAACTATAACAGATAAAACTAATAATCTTGAACAAACTGATGCAAAATAGCAAGAAGCTATTAGTCAAATAAAACTTGAAATAGGTAATATAAATCTTAGCGTATCTAGTAATACTAATGAAATTAGTTCATTAAAAAACAAAACTACTGGTCTAGAACAGACTACTCAGACGATAACAAAATAGATATCAGAAATAAACTTAGATATAAATTCAATAACATTAAGAGTATCTAAGAATGAAAGCACTATAACTAATTTAGAAGGAAAAACAAATACCGTTAGTTCTGATGTAGCACAAATAAAGTTAGATACCGAAAAGATTGAATCTAACGTTACTAGTATTAGTAGTAAAGTCAATAGCAACACCGGAAGAATTGAAGCTATTGAAGCAGAATCAGCGGGATGGGTTACTACAGCAGAAGGTAATACTTTGTGGGCAGCTAAAGGATAGACTGAAGAAGATATAAAAACAGCCAAAAATGCTGCGCTTTCTGCAGCATCAGCTGCAGCAGCAGCAACATAGAAAGCTAATTCTGCATAGACAGCAGCTGATTCTGCACAAATAGCAGCTGATGATGCCGCCGATGATGCAGCAACTGCTTATTCGAAAGCAACTGATGCAGCATATAGAGCAGATAGTGCTTATAGTTTAGCAAATAGTGCAAACAATAAAGCTACTTCAAATGCAACAGCGATATAGCAAACAGATGAATATATTTCTTTAATTGCAGGTAATTTTGATAGTAAAGGTGATATTATCAATGCTGCTGGCTGGGTTACCACTTCTGAAGGTAATACACTATGGGCTAATAAAGAATTAGAAGATGGAAATAAGATCGTATCGTATATAAATCAAACAGCAACCACAGTTGAAATAAATGCTGAGAAGATTGACTTTGTAGGTAAAACAGTTATCAATGGTAAGTTTATTGTAGATACTTCTGGCAATGTTACTCTAAATAACTTAACTGCAAATGATGGCACGTTTAATGGTACCATTAATGCTACTTCTGGTAAGATCGGTGCATTTAAAATCGATTAGTAGGGTTTATCCGATTCAGATAGTTCTTCACCTGGTGCATATATTTCTATTGGTGATTCTACAGGTACTAGGTTTTTTAGAGTAAATAGTAATTTGTCATCTGCTATGTGTGCAATACGCGCAGATGGTTCGATAGCATTAGATATTACAACATACGGCACTAACGGAAATGGCTTACGCGTATTAAATAATACTGAGGGATATGCCATAGAAAGTCACGGTAATGTATTATTAGAAGCTAGAAATGGAGAACTTATAAAAATATACGGATTGACTGTGAATGTTGTATCAATAAATTCAAGTTAGAAATTATACACTTATTACGATTATATAGAATGTAATAATTCTAGTGCAATCACATTAACATTACCTACACCATCTAGCAGTAAAGGTAAGATATTTATATTTAATTTCTTAAAAACTTCTGGTGTAACGTTGAAAGGTACTCTAAAATTATTTAATAATACAATAAAATATTCTCATAAATGGACCACAATTGGTAAAAGAATATTTATCTCAAATGGTACATACTGGGTAGAATATATGTATTTTGATAACTAATTAAATACACAATACACATTTTTAAATAAAAAGATTATGAAAGTAGATTTTTCTAAAGTAAAAGTACAAATGAATTTCGAGGGTGAACCTCAAGTAATTGATATTCGTAAAGAGTTAGCTAATCGTATGAGACAGAATACAAATGATATCGGTTTCGATGAATTAGCTAGAAACATTTATTTCTCAGAAGGAGAAGTAGAAGTATCTGAAGAATACGCAAAACAGATTATTGATATTGTTAGCAAGTTCTATGTAGTACCCTTGCAGCAAGCAATTAAAGAATTATTAACTGAAACTACGGTATAATATGGTAATAACAGATTAGGCACAGTTTGAATAGCTTGTGCAAGAAGTAAGAGATCAAATTCTTTCAGAATCGCAGGGTGTTGGCGAAGTAGATATCGTTGACAATCTAGATAATATATATAGTTTGCCAGCTTTAAAGTTGAATGATAGTGGGGATCAAGTTGTTGAAGCCCCATTATCCTTACTTTCTGCTCCAGCCGAAGAAGCCGCAGCATTAGCTAGAGCTGCAGCATATGATGCCAATACTGCTGCCGAATCTGCAAATAGTGCTGCTTCATCTGCTAATTTAGCAACTGATAAAACTAATGAAGCAATTAGTAATGCACAATCTGCAACACAACAAGCTGAATCGTCTGCAGATAAAGCAAATACTGCTGCTCAAAATGCAGATGAAGCTACAGCACAAGTATTATCTGGTGAATCTGAAAGAGTTGAAGCAGAGAATGCTAGACAAGCAGCAGAAACAGAAAGACAATCAGCTGAAGAAGAAAGAAAGTCTGCAGAGGAAGCAAGAAAGTTAGCAGAACAATCTAGAGAATAGGCTGAATCATCAAGAGTATCTGCAGAAGAATCTAGAGTTACAGCAGAATCTGAAAGAGTAACTGCTGAGTCAAGTAGAGCTCAAGCTGAAACAGAAAGAGTTTAGAAAGAGTCTGAAAGAGAATCAGCTGAATCTACTAGACAGTAGAACGAAACC